TCGCACTAGACATATTGGATGAAAGCTGCTTAAGCGTGGTTATCAATGTCCATTTATATTTACCGCTGTTAATTCCGCCATCCGGATCGCAGCCATACAATTTTCCACTATCCTGATCTAAAAAACTGCGTCCATTATATTTGGATGATGCAGGGTAAGTATCTTGGGGTTTTCCAAAACCATAATAATTAATATCATAGCCATCAATATTCCATGCCTTCAACGAAGCACTGACTTCTGACCGTATCTTAGTTGCAGTTACCTCTATCTTTCCGGACAAATCGCCCTCTGCTTTGCTTGCTCTCGTAACTTCCGCTGTAATCTTGTCCTCATTAATTTTAATAGCTGCTGCAAGTTCAACTTCCTGTCCCTGTGCCCTTTTAACTTCTGCTGTAATACTGCTCGCATTTTGCGTGATTCTCGATGATAAACCATCCGTTGTATTTTTAACTTCTGTGCGAATTTCGGTTGCGGTCTGCGTGATCTGTGACTGCAATCCCTTCTCAACATCAGTTATCGTGCTCTGTGTCTTTTCAATGGTTCGCTCCAACACATTGCTCTTGCCTTTGAGCTTTAAAATACTTTTCTGTATTCCGTTCGCCCCGTTTGTCCGGTACTCTTCCCCATCCGCTTCCAAATCATCACGCAAAGCCTGTATACCTTTCAGGGTTCTTTTCAGAATATAGGACTCAATCAGTTCATATCTGGTCGGCAGCCGCACTGCATCCCCGACCTCAAGACACGGATTTCCTTTGCAGTCCGCTGTAAACGGGCGGTAAACAATCCCTCTGATCTTGGAAAGGATATTTTTTGCAATGCCTTTCAGTTCTTTTGTGCCTTTGCCATATACAAGAAAATTATCCTCGATCACATAGGTATTGTCTCCGGTGCCTACGATCACGCCAATATCATTCTTCTGCTCCCTGATCTGTAGCTTATCAATGGTTTTGACAAGATAATCTTCATATGTGGCAGTAACATAGAATCCTTTTCCTATCTGCGTACTCTTTGGATTGCGCGGAAACAGATCATCTGCCGGATAAAGGTCATTTCTCGGATATAATCCCTGTATTTCCTGTTCCAGATAAATATAATGGAACGTTCCATCGCGCCCCATATGCCCCATACAGCCATTGATCTCACAAATACAGGACAACACTTCTTTGCCGCTCATAGATTCGCCTATGGTGCTCGATTCCTCTGTATCAGAACTTGTCTCGCTGGATGCCGTGACTGCCACGGTTTTCTCGATTGACATATTGTCATTAATGAGTGTGATGTCCGCCTGTTCGATTCCGAAATGCTTGAAAAAACTATTGCGGAACTGCTTCATAGTGACCGGATCATAAACTGTAACAGTCGTAGTTTTTCCATCTTTATCTTTCTGCTGCTCTTTATGGGATGGAAATACAGTGTTGTACCATGCTGCCACATCTGCATTTAAAATGTCATAAAGAGCGTCATATGCAACCACATCACGGCACGTCCTGTCTGCCGTAGGCGTATCAGAATCAACCTTATATCGTCCGAACTGGAACGGGATATCTGCATGTCCACCAAGAGACATCCTTACTGTCATCCATCTGCCCTTCATTGGCAAAAATGTATTTGACACCGTAAATTTAATCATGGCAGCTTCACACGAACCAAACGTCAATTCCTGTTCTGAACACAAACTTTCGGTCAATTCGAATTTTTCTTGGTGTAGCTCTGTATTTGTGATATTGATTTTTCCATCATCAGATACGATGGATAACTGCTTATCGACCGTATCTTTTTTGAACAAGTCGCCATATTTATAATTAACCACCGTACACACCCCCTATGAAAGCAAGCCGAACTGAATTGTAACGAATTATTCCATCATATGTTCCGTATATCGTAGGCTGAAAATCTGCCATATAGCCGTACTGCGTCACATAATCGTCGTATTCCGGGATATACGCTGTGATATAGCATGCTCTCCCTGTCGCATTTGTGAACTGACTTCGAATATTGTTTAAAACCTCACTAAAAGTCTTATTTGTCAGCATTGCCCGTGTCTCAAACTCCACTTTTAAAGCCTTTAATTCCACGGCATTTCTATGCAGATAACCGTTGGCATCCGTATAATCATCTAAATCCTGCATATTGACATATGGACTATATGATTCCGCTTTCATAAAAGACATTGGCACTGTGTAATTTCCAATCTTTAACAGCCATCCGCTGTACGCCATATTTCCACCACCTAACTGTTTGGGTTTGCGGCTGTCTCAAATGACAGTCGGTAAAATTTGTACAAAATAGCACCTACCACCAATTTGATAGATGCCACTTCTTTTTCTTGATCTATTTTGTAATTACTTCGATATTGGGCGATTTAATCACAATTTTCTCCGGTGTGTGAATTACTTCCGTGTTCCCATATGTAATCCTGATTTCTAATTTGTTCATAAAATTTCTCCTAAATTTCATACTCCGGGTATGCTGCTTCCCAAACATCCCTATGGTAGGTATTTACCTCTCCATAATTTGCATCAAAAATCTTTTTCACGCCATATCCAAGTTCAATGCTCTTTTCTTTGAGTTTTCGCCAATTAAATGTTTTCCAGTCCACACCGTTCATTGCTGCAACACGCTTAATAGAATACCAGTCTTTGCTATAGTCAAGTTCCTGCTGCAGCTTTTCATTCTCCTGTTCTGCAATCTGCCTGCGCTCTACTTCATCCGCATATGCCCGAAGTGCCGATGGAAAATCTTTCGGGACCTGTCCCCTCTCCATCTCGTTAAAACGCTTTACATATTTTGCTGTGAATAAGATACCTTTTTCTCCTGTAAACTTATTAGCAAGAAAATCACAACCAATCTTGGTAACTTCATAACACGGCATCTTCTTGTTTTGCCCTGTCAAATACGTTGATTTGATGAAATAATCGGTAACGGGAATTTTCCCTTTACCTAATGTTGGTATAATTCCTGCCTGTTTAGTGCTTCCGTCTGGATTTGTTGTCCCTTCCAATTTTTTTAAAATCTCATAGTGCGGAACTTCCATCATTTCTGCAATTTCAAGTGTTGTTATCGTGTTCGTATTGTTTTCAAATCCAATTTCATCTTTAGTCATAAGAGCTTTGTATGCCATATTTTCTATCTCCTAAATTTCCGAGCCTTACATTTCGCAAGGCTCAACCTTTAAATTCACGTGCGTTAGGAACATACCCTAACAGGAGTCGCACGCTATATATTTAGTAAGATTGTAATTTCCCGTGACGAAATACTGGAATAGCCCCAAATTTTCGGGGCTAAGCGGACAGGTAAGTTATATCTGCAAATTGTTCTATTCTATTTTTGCAATCCCTATAAATATCCTTGTAGTGCATACCCATTGACATATCAATTCTAATAGTCTGCAAAATAATGCTTTCCACAAGGGTTAGATTATTGAGATCTGAAACTGTGATATTGTCGCGATTTCCACCAATTACTGATTTTGCCAACTTGGTATATGTCACATACAGTTTATCTGAATGCGTACTTCCTTGTTCTTTGGCATAGTCTACAAGAAGTTTAATCACATCAGTTTCTTTCAGCCGATTTTCTTTATTAGCAATTCTTGTTTCGCCCCATAGTTTCGATTGCTTTTCAAGAATAAATCTGCGCATTGCATAAAACTGTCGAACCAACTCTTTCTTAAACTTCACAACTATTTTTGAATTTCTCAAAAGAGTTATAACAAATGTTGCTTGTTCCTCATTCAAATAATAAACTCTTTCAGGCTGCCCCCTTTTCCCCGATTTTAAATCGGAGAAATCAATATTGCCAAAGTCTAAAATATCTTTCTCATATTTTCTGATAATAGCAACAACAGATTCATGTTGGTTATTTGTTCCATCTGCAATCACTTTGCTGTTTGTAAAAACATCGTTTCCTTTGAGTTCCACCAATTCATACATACTCTTTTCCACCTTTCTTTCGCTACTGTCATTTGACAGGCAGGTTTAAATTTCATTTTTTTATTTTTCTTATGCAGTTTGAAATAAATAAAAAGACCGCCAAAGACTGAATCTCTTCAATCTCTGGCGGTCACGAATCCGCACCTATTCCTCATAGGCTTGCAGGACGTCCTAAATTCTTTAGGTCTTACCTGCGTGATTTTTAATTATTGAAATTATATATTTTCTATGTGTGTTTGTCAAACAAAAGTCTCAACTATGTGCTTTCTGTTTTCCTGCTGCTTTAAGTACTCTCCATTCAGGATCGTTGCTAAAGTTTTTTCTTTCTGTAATTTTTGCTAATTCTTCTTTCAACTGTTCATTTTCTCTCTCTAATTTTTCTATTTTCTTTTCATGTTCTCTCTTTTCTTTAACAAGTATGTTTTTTTCTTTTTCCAACTGATCTGCATAAATAAGTGCTTTTGATTCTCTGTCATATAATTCCAAGTTTTTATCAGTTGCCTGTTCTATTCTTTTATTTATTTCCCTGATTTCCCATTTGTGATTTTTTTCTTTTTTCTCCAACTCATATTTTAAATATTCTATTTGTTCATTTGCTTCTTTTAATTCTTCTTTACACGCCATTAGTTCTGACTCTAATGTTTTATCTCCCATGTATTTTCCCTCGCTTATAAGGTTCCTATGTAATTTTCAATATACGAAATATATTCAACAGGGATTCCGTTCAAAACATCTATTTTTATATCAGAAGAATATCTATTTATAGACCAATCGTATGAATTCTCTTTTCTTAAGTCTGATATTTCTCCAGTATCCTTGTTTTGGTATGTGTATTTGTCATTCTGTTTTACATTCACGCAAACAGTTACTTCCATGTCTGACATGTCAAATTTATAATAATCATAAAGAGTAAATATACAGATAACTTTACTATCATCTTTCCCAAGATACAATGTATCCATATTTTCAAAATCAATTCTATTCTTTTCGCTGTCTATATAAACACAAATATCAAAATCTTTTTGATCATTTTCATACAGCCAGTAGATATCTTCTTCTGAAAGTGTGCTTATATCAAATTCAACTATAACATACGGCATGTAACCATTTTTATATTCCATCTGACACAAATCTACTGATTTTATTCCAAATGTACTATCATTATAATTCATGCTGTCATACGGTATACTTTTTACATTCTTTTCTATTCCAGTTTCTCTTTCAATCACGACAGTTCCATCCGTTTCTGTCGTCTCTATTTTTTCTTCCTCATATCCGTTTCCACACCCAGTTAATACCAACACAGCTATTGTCAAAATTACTATTCCCCACTTTTTCATGAACTCCCTCCCATTTGTAATATATTATACAAACCATACCACAAACGAAAGAGAGTTGCAATTAAAATATTGGAACTGGATTCTTCTGCCCTGCTTTTGCTTCTTCTCGCCATTTTTTTATAACATTCCTATATGCCTGATTCGAATCAAGAACCGCCGTAATATCTGCTTTTTCAAGTTTTGATACAATAACATCTCCCAATTTATCGTAATCAATAACACCGGACATTGCTATCTGCATTTCTTTTCCAATGGTACTTTCAATACTACCGGAATTGTATTTTATAGATGCGTTTACATTGTCAGTTATGCTTCTATTGTACTTATATGCAACTTCCGGCGCTGCTTTTAAACCTGTTAATCCAAAACTGTCCTTAATCCCCTCAGACCAGTTTTTGATCTCCTTAAATGTACTTTTGGAACCATCTGAAATACCATTATTGAATCCTTCCACCGTAAATCCTGCAAATTCTTTAAACACTCTTGATGGCGAATGTATGCCCATCAAATTTGTAAACCAAGAACCAATATTTGATACCCAGCTAGAAATAACACCGTGCGTTGTATTCTGATTCCCAGATACTCCACTATTAAATCCCTCTACCGTATATTTTCCATAATCAGAAAACACCGTGGATGGCGAATGTATCCCCATGTTTGTTGTAAAAGGTGCCTTGATATTATTGTTCATATAATCAAGCATAGCATCTCCAGTACTGCTTGAGTTATCTCTGATACCATCATTGTATCCATCTACTGTATTTTTCGCCCAACTTTCCCCCATATTGGACAGCATGAGTTCCTTTAATTTACCTTTTCGTGTAATTTCTCCGGTAACTGTATCGACTGCACTTTGAGACTGGGCTACACCACCATCCGAAAATCCTTTAACAATTACTTTTCCGCCTTCTATTGCTACATTGTATCCTCTGTCGTTATACCATGTTGTTATTTCATTTTCTAGTTCTGCGGTCAATGTTGGTATTGCTTCTTTCGTTCCTGCAACTCCGCCAACACCAAATTGTACCATTCCTTTTTCCCCAAGGTTATACATATCTTGGTCTGTCGTTCCATAGGAATCAATAATTGTTTGATATAATTCTACTGCTTCTTTTCCGATTACCTGCTTACCATTGACAAATATTCCGCCAAGATCATCTATTGCTTTTGATGCGTTCAATGCAATTTGTCCAAAGTTAATCTTATCTACGGCATCAGACAATTTATTGTATTTCTGCGTATGTTGTTCAAGCATATCATTTGCAGTATTGTAAGATGTTGTAGCTTTTTCAACCTCATCTCTAAGCGTCTTTTGTGTTTCTGTTATTTTGGACTGTTCATCTTCTAAGAAAACCATTTTCTTTACAAGTTCATCATGTGCATCGCTTGCATTTTTTGCTTCTATGCCATTTGCTTTTAAAGCGTCTGCATTTCGCTTCCACCAATCATTCCAGTCCTCTGTTGCACCTATATCAGAAATTATTTTATTGAGTTTATCTAACTCTGTTTTATTTTTTTTGTAGTTCTGCTCTGATACTTCCAACTCGACATTAGCTTCCGCAAGTGCCTTACTGTACTGCTCTACAACATCTTTATATCCTGCAACTCTATAATATTCTTTCTGCGCTTCTATGGTCTTTAGAAGTTCTTCCTTTTGTGCTGTATATTTTCCAGTAGTCATATCAATCTGATTTGCTAATTCTGGACAAATATCAATAAGCTGTTGTGCTCTCGTTTTTAATGTTTCTTGATCTGCTGCTGTTAAGCTCGTCTTGTCTGCAAGTTCGAAATATGAATCTGCAAGCTGTTGAAGCTGATCTGCACTTGCTTCGGATTTAGATGTTAAATCCTTTGTAGTGTCAGCTAAATCTCTTAGATTTTGTGCGGCATCTTCCATTTTCTGGTTATTTGATCCTATTTCTTCCTCAAACTCCAAAAACTGATCTGCAATCTCTTTTTGCCAACTTTTATGGAAATTATATACAGCTAACCCTATTGCTGCGATCGCCGCTGCTATTGCTAAATAAGGATGCGCAACGACAGTAGCTGCAAAATTCAAAAGAGTATCTTTTATTGCCAAAATCTTTGTCTTAATATTGTCTAATGCTGATAACGTAATGGTTGATATTTTTATTGCTGCAATTACTCCAAGAATGGTTGCTTCTATTGGTGCAGCAGAAAATATACCAGACCATGTGCTTAGCCCAGCATTTATAGCTTTCCAAATTACCTGCGCAATTTTTCCACATATGCCAAGCCAATCTATATCAGACAGGAACTCTCCGATTTTCTTTCCAATCCTATACCAATTCACTCCATCAATAGCAGAAATCATTGCATCAAGCAAACCTTTCGCCCATGTATTCAATGTTCTTGCCAAAAGAGTAAACTTGAAAGTTTTGAAAAATTTATTAATCCCTGCTGCAATAGAATTTCCAAAATTCTTCCAGTTAAATCTCGTTCCAAAAGAATTTAAAAACTCCAATGTAGTATTCAATGCCCCTGCAATCGTTTTTCCGACATTCCCGAACAGTCTCGGATTAATAAGGCCATTAAGAAAGTCTGCTAAACCTTTACCGAAGTTTCTTGCCTTGGAATAAATCTTATCCCAGTTGATAGACTCCATAGCTTTTGATAAGGCATCACTGATGTATTTTCCAAGTTGTTTCAGATTTTTAATATCACTTTCGTAATTTTTGAAAATGGTATCAGTCTTGACAAGTTTACCGCCACTGGCACCGCCTGATGCGCCACCACCGCCGGAACCGCCCGAACCTTTTTTGCCAGAACCATCATTTGTGGTAATCAGTTTCAATTCATCAAACTGACGGACGCCCTTATTCATCTTGTCGATGTTCTTTGCCGCCTGTCCGGTATTGTCAGCAACATCGCCTGCGCTCTCTGCCGCATCTGAAAAACTATCTGCAAGACCTGCACCGGAATCCTCATATTTCCATCCGAAGATTGCGCCTAAAGCGTTTGTAACCTTTGTAACAAAGCTGATAACAACCAGTAAAACGGAATTGAGTGCTTTTACGAATGGTTTAAAAGCATTGATTAATGCTCCACCAATAACACTGCCAAGCTGTTCAAATGACTGTTTTAAAATTCTGATCTGGTTCGCCCACGAATCAGCAGTACGCGCAAAGTCTCCCTGTGCTGTCTGCGTATTGGCAAGGACGTACTGATACCGGAGCATTGTCTTTTCAGCCTGTGACATAGACGCAATATCAGAATCTAATCCCTGTTTCATTGCCCACTCTTTAAGGGTTGCCTGTGTGAGATCAAGACCGTAATCTCTTAATGGACGTGTCTGTCCGGTAAATATTGCAGCTAAATCCTGCGACACAACATCCTGATCTATGTTATACAGAGATGCCATATCAGCAGTTAATTTTGTTAAATTCAAAGACACATCAGCCATGGAATCAGACAAACCAATATAGCCATCTGTCTGCTTATTCAAAAACTCATTGGCTTTCTTTATCAAACTGCTGTCAATTCCCATGGCTGTTCCCATTGCTTGGAATCGGCTTGCCGTCTGTTTCAATGTCAGTTCTGACATACCAAACTGACGTATAGAGTCCTGTGCAAACTCATTGACTTTTTTTGACATGTCACCAAAAGTAACATCAACAACGTTCTGAACCTCTGTTAATGCCGATGATATGTCGATTGCATTTTTTATTCCTCTGATCGCTCCGTACAGACCAAGATAAATCCCCATAGAGGATAAAATCTGTCTTGTGAATGACTTGAGTCCGATCAATGCTTTTCCTGTGGATGTCTTAAATCCAAGGAAAGAACCGGAAAGATTACTGATGCTGTTATTTAATCCAGTAATCGCACCGCCAGATCTGTTTGAAAGATTTCCAAGTGCCTGTGTCATTTGTAAAATATTTGCGCTTACATTTGGTGCTTTTGAGAGTGTCTCAAACAGATATTTAAGGTTGTCAGCAAGCAAAGGTATATTTGTTACTGCACGTCCGCTTGCAACGCTTCCAAGCCTTGATATGGCTGTTACAAGGTTGCTCATATTGGTCATATCAAAATTCAATGCACCTATCTTGTTCATCTGGCGTACAAAGTTTTGTAACTGCGCAGATAAAGCCGGCAGATTCTTTGTCGCCTGTGTAGATGCCTTGCCACCAATTTTTGACAGTGCCGACACCATGCTTGTGAGTCCGCTTGTATCAACAGCTTTAACACTTGCTATTCCAGATGCAAGATCTCTCACAGCAGAAGATATTCCGTGGATAGAATTTGCATCAACACCAGAAAATTTATTGAGTGCCCGCACCATTGATGTGATTTCCGAAGATTTACCACCTTTGAACCCGGTAGCTGCATCGGAAATGCTTCTGATTCCGCTTGCAATATTTGAAAGTTTTGCAGTGTCAAACGATATGCTTTCCCGGAGCCTATTCATGCTGTTTACAAGGCTTTCTATGGAATTACTTGCTTTTGCAGAGTCAGCTTTGATTTTTATTTGTAATTCATCAATGTCTGCCATATATGCACCAACTTTCTATGCAAAATAAAAAGACGGTAGGCTGTGACACCTTACCGTCCTTGATCTACTCTTTTAATTTTTCTCTTGTAACCGGTCCGCATTTCTTATCTACTGTAATTCCGACTTTTTTCTGGAATGTTCCAATACCGGTCGCCGTATCATTTCCAAGAATACCGTCCACATTACTGTTTCCCTTTTTATCTTTTTCATCCAGGCATCCGTGATAAATAAGCTCCGTCTGAAGCCATCTCACATCATCCCCTCTCATGCAAGGGAATTTTTTCTTTAAAATCCTTGCAGGTTCCGGGTATGGGTTTAAATGATCTTTTACATTTTTTCTAGGGTTTCCGCTTGTCACAATCGCTGTATGACCTTTTGTTTTTGTGACAATAACATCTCCGTTGTAAAGAACCATTCCTGCCGCATAACCTCCAATGTCATCAAACATGCCACTAGAAAGAAGTACAGATTTTTCATTTGCTGTGGTGAAATTTCCAACATCTTTTCCAGTTGCATGAATAATGCATGCACGTACCGTTGTGCCGCAATCTGCTTCTGTTTTTACTTTTGAATTAATACCATATTTGACAATTCCAAGCCGGTGTCCCTGACAGTAGCCAATATTATCATTATTGCACGCTGTAATCATTGATTCTGCCAGTTTATCCGCCATATCTTTTGTTTTTGGCCTTAACACATACCATCCTTTTTTATGAACATAAAAGTTTTGCATACTTACTTCTGTTCCGGTCTGATCTCCCGGTCTCCCACCGGTCAATTTCCCATTTTCATCATGTCTTGCAGATCCAATTCTAATTGACATATTTATACCTCCAAGTTCTTTTCTGGTTTTGGATGGCTCAACTCATAGTTTGACTGCATAATTTTGAGCTTTGCCACAAATAGCTCTCTCTGTTTCTTAATTTCTTCTTCCGTCATTTCTGAATCATCTTTCCCTTGTTGCTCATTGATTGGTTTTTTAATATACTTTGATCTTGCTTTTCGTCCGGCAAGGCAATGTTCTACTGCCACCGATACCGCAGACAATCCGTATGTTCCAAACCACATCCACATTTCATTATCCCGCTGTTTTCTCTCCAAGCTGTATGCATCTGCATATGGCTGTAAGTCAGCCGGGCACGACATGTCTATGTCATGTACAGTAAATCCATATCCCTTGGTTACTAACAGCCAAAACGGGCGGATTTCCGCACAATATGTTCCCCATGTAAGTTCTCTCTGTTCTTCTACTTTTTCCTCGGAGTTTTCTTCTCCGCTTCTTTCTGATCTGCTTTGAGCAGTTTTGATAAAAAACCGTTTTCAAGCAGCTCCGCTAAAAGTGCATTGTAAAGTACCTGAACATCTGCATCTTCTCCGTCAAAGTAATCATCCAGCATGGCATATACTTTTCCAAGCTGCTGTTCCTTTTCTCCCTCATTGTCCGGATTGTATCCAAGTTCCTCTTTGTGAAACTTCTGCGCGCCTACAAGGATTAACTCTGGAAGAAATAAAAGGATTTCGTCAACCGTTTCAATATCTTCCATCTGGTCTAATTTTGCTACTTTCTTGATAATTCCGCTTTTCACGGTTGCTTCATATCCAAACTTGATCTGTAATTCTTTCTCGCCAAATTTTAATTTTGTCATTTTCTTTCCCTTTCTCCCTCTCATATAGGGAAAGGGCAGTCCGAAGACCGCCCTGTTCTTTTAAATTGTTTCTTCAAGCTCTGGCTCGGTTGTCTGGTTATCGTCAGCCGATCCAACCGAACTATTCGACTGACGTGTTATTCCCCCGGTGTAAAAGCTACAGCGGTGTCCATGCCCTTGTATTCTTCAATGGTAAGATTCATTTCAACCGTCAAAAGTTCGTTCTGACCAATCTCCGGCTGTGGAATCTGCTCTGGCGGCTGAGCCACAACAAAAAACGCGTCGGTAAATCCCGGGATAATAGTTTCAAACCACATTCTTTTCCCGCCGGAAAGCGCCTTATACGCCGTGATAAGTGCTTCCCACTCTTCCTTTGTGGCATCCGTAAGGTTTACCGTGATAGGGAAAGAGCCACCGGTATCTGCGCGACCCTTTACATATCTGGTAATAGCATCTTCTAATGCAGATGCGTCAATCTGTTCCGGCTCAATGTTAATACCGCCGATTGCGTTAATTCTTGTAAGCTGTTTAAACGATGTAGGCTTTGTTCCGGCTGTCGCTTCTGTGCCATAGCCAAACGTAATTCCTAACGTAGACAATCCTGCTTCTGCCATTTTTACCTCTCTTTCTACCGCCAAATAATGCGGTTATCGGGCGCATCTTTTTGCACCCGGTGCATAAAAAATAGAGCCTTTCGGCTCTTTTACATCAATCTGTCGTTGGCTCCGATTATCCGCCGGAACCTTGCAACGCTTCTAAATTTTTTTTCACTGTCATTTTTAAACTCCGGCATTGCTGTAATTTGAAATCGCATCTGTTTAAAGGCATCAGCTAAAATAGCCATAATCCCTTTTGCATCGCTCTGCTTTGTGTTTGTAATGACGTCAACCTGTATTGTTTCCTGCACCGCATTTACGGATGTGCCCTCTAAATCTGCCCCACGTTCAAGCCCCGGCATCTCATGGATGTAAATAGTCGGGAAAACAGGGTCTTTATCAAGGTTCTTTTCAACCGTTGTAAATGCAGTGTCAAAATTCATGCTTTTGTATTTTTTCTTGAGTTTTGGTTTGGCTATCGTTGCAACATTGGAGAAAATGTTTGTTTCAAGATCATATACCCACTGGTTGTCTGCCATTATCCAAACACCTCCTTCGCTGTCTGTGTAACAATCTGCCGCAACTCATTCGCGGTCAGATACATGAATGGTCGGCTTGGCATTCCCTCTGTAAACCACCAATCGCCATTGTCGTCCTGATAAAACCATCCATATCTTCCATCTGAAATCTGATGTATAGTTTTTCCACTTGCGTACTGCCACGAAACACCCTCCGGCAGTTTCCCATGATAAGGACTTTGCTGTCCCACAATTCCGGTTCCAAACTCAACAAATGCGGCATGGTCTGTACCGGCTATTACCGCCCATATCCCGCCGCCCTTAGTGCTTCCTTCGTATTCCACGTGAACACTTGAAATCAGTTCCGATGTGAATATTGCGTCAAGGTCAGCAATTTGCACTCTGGCAATCTCTACGCCCTTTTCCGCGAGTTTTTCTGCCAATAGCTGGCATTTATATGTCAAGCTGTTTTTATAGGCTCTAAGCTCTCGTATGGCGTTCTGAATAGACTTTTCAGACAGGCTCATTGTGATTACTTTCTTCCCCATGCCACACCTACTTCACATTTTTTTGTAACAAGAACAAATCAACCGTCAATCCCTCGTCTGCGACACCTTTTACGATGTAATCAGCCGAATTTTCGTCAACGATTGTATTCTCTTCATCTTTGTACTTTACGTCTGATCGTTTCCATACCAAAGATCCGACGCTCAATGGAAGCTTTCCTTTGTCTTCTACGATCTGAACAAAATTTGTAGAGTTATCTACGCCAAATTCTTTTATAAGTGCTTCGCTCAACTTATTGCTGATCGAAGAATAAAAAAACACAGGCTTTTCATAACCTGTGGTATACTCTCCGGTTGTCTTCGGTATCTTGTTCCCGTCATCATCAAGGTAATAAATTACATTACCATCAGAATCCGTGTACGAAGAATATTCGATGTTACCATCATCATCCGTCACATATACCGGCACCTTGCCGCTTTGCTGCGAATAACTCATTTTTTGCTTATTGATCTCAAGCATTTCACTTCACATCCTTGCCGAACCGTTTCCACAGCTCAGAAAGCTTTTCCCATCCATACATTGCGACAAACGCAACAATAAATCCTGCAATAATAGCTGCCAAGATCATATACCATAAAATTGATGTCTGGATGTACTGCATGTATGCCACAAACGCAGCGACCGTGATTCCGATAGAAAGAACAAATACCAAAATGTCCGTTGGAATCTTAGAAAATACGCCTACACCTTTGATTACCTGTGTTACCACAGACACAACAAATGCCAGCGCACCAATGATTGCCAGAATAATTGTCATATTTGCAATTACAGACTGTATAATATCCATGATTAAACCTCCTTTTCATCATTAAGACGGGTTTCTATCCCGTCAATTCTGTGATGCGCCGATTTCACACTTTCTTCAACCTTTATAATTCTGTTGTCGTGAGAATTTATTTCTTTTCTCATCTCCGAAACTTCATTCTTGATCTCGGTTGTGTTGTTTGAAATGGCATCCAACTTCATGTTAATGCGTGTGTTCTCCCGCACGCGCTCTTCAAGATCCGTGTTGTCTGTCCTTTTGTTGCTCTTCAAGCCCATAAAGACGGAAAAACCAAGCGACAGCACGCTTATAATGATTGCTGTTGATATTTCAATCGTCAAATCATATACCGCCTTTCATTTTTATGGCACACCGCCCACCACCGCTCAATGTGTGCCGCCTGCTACGTTTTGTCGACGTCGACAAAACGTAACGCACAATCTTCTAAAAAACTGATAATTGCTTTGCAAAAAACAGATTCCTTTTCTACTCATGGCAGATAGGTCACAAAGATTTTACAAACGGGAATACCCCTACGAACAAGCTTTCCCTGTCTTTCCAGCTACGGCTTACGCCGTTTTCTGAATAACTTGCCATATATGCTTCTCCTGCCTGTGAATGGTCGTACACGGATAAATTGACGATTACATCCTCAAACTGTTTCAAGTCTTCGGATATTTTTTCATCCGTGTAGCTTTTCGGGTAATTCCGCTTGCTTACCACTTCATTTCTTGCCTGCTTGATAAGCTGTTCAATGTAAGGATTATCTTCTTTCTGGTCGAACACGACAACATCAGAAGTTACACCATCTTCATCCGTAACGGTTTCAATATGAAATTGTTTCAGTCTGATTTTGACCTGCTCTAATGTTGTATATTCGTCCATTCTTCCCCACCTATAATCCGAACTGCTCAATCAAAATGCGTTTCAGTTCCGCTCCACTGATTTCTTCTGCACCTTCGATTCCATGTTCAGCGGCAAGTGCCTGTAAATCAGCAGTGCTCATTCTGTTAATCTCTGTCTTGGTGTACCCGCCGGAAGATTTCTCTCCCGAAACAATGTCCGGGATTTCATCTCCTGCTTTGTACCATCTTCCATTGCGCTTTACCGTGTATTCAGCAATCATACCGCACCTCCTACGCAACTTTCATAACAACAACGCTGTCCATGCCCTCAAAAGTAGGCAATCCGATCATTGACACAACGCAATGAGTGTTGATTGGATGATTTGTTGCGTATGTATATACCGAAATGCCGGTTTCTACAATAGAAAGGTTTCCGTCTGTTAAACTTCCGCTTCTCTCTTCCGGTGTCTTTCCAAAGACATAATCTCCAAGGTACACGCCGGATGCCTGCGCTGAAATAACTCCTGTAGGAATAAAATATTTGGTAGCACCGTCTGCAGGGTCGATGTAAAGTTTGTCGTAAACTTCAATCTCGATGCCGTATCCTCTAAGATACTCTGTAACCTGCCCCTGCTGTAAGCGAATACCGCCATTGTAAGCAGTAATTCCAAGCACCTGTTTCTTTGTGTCCTCCGCCTTAAGGACCATTTCCCATGTTTCTGTATTCATGCTAAAGCGTGCAAGGGAATATCCTGTTTTCTTTGCAAACTCACGTTTAATCTCGATAAGGTCGTCAAGTGGCGTTGCTGTTTCTGGTGCAGACCATTTATCGGTATCGCTTCCGGAGATATCCTTGTAATGGTCTCTCTTGTGCGCCACTCCATTGTCCGAAGTATAATCCACATAGTAGCTTTTTCCGCCAATTGTTACCTGTACTCTTGGAATACCATCAGATGGTGCTAATAACTGCCAAATCTGGCGTTCCGGCACTACTCTTGCTCCTTCAATAAGCATCATCGGTTTTTTGCTGATTTCTCTAAGCACCTGGTTTGCCATGTTGGAATTTTCTGCCGACTGGTAATTTGCATACTTCTGCTCTTCACGCTCTGTTACCATGTAAGATTCACGGTAGAACGGCATCTCGTTCTGAATATCCGAAAATCCACCGACATTTCTTAACTCTGCCTGCGCATCAAAATTGGATGCCTTTAAGGATACCGGAAGACCGTTTTTCCCTTTGATAAATCTAAGTTCAAGGCTGTCCTGTTTTCTGGTTCCAAATTTCTGTCTACCTAAGTAAGGTGCAGAACCAAGCGTTTTTTCATAATTATTCCACATAACCCCAAGACTTCTTGCGGTAAATGCTTCTGCTAATGGTAATGCCATTCTCTAATACCTCCATTTCTTAATCAAAAAAAGTGACACGCGGTGTTGCTGCTTTTGCAGTTGCTTCCACGGTCACTCCATTTGCCGTTACCTTTGCGCTGTCAATAGAACCCTGATATACATAAGTTCCAGGCGCATCTCCCATTGTTACGTCAACATCTTCCAGAAGATACCCTTTGCAAGATTCGTCATTGCTTGGGAACGGTGTCCCTGCCTTTGCAATCTTCTTTCCGTTTGCATCGGCACTTGTTACCATTGTCTGCGGAACGATGCACGCCGCACCCTCATAAGGAAAGAATTTTAAAATTCCTTTACTCTGTGTAAAGTCTCTTTCAATTGGTTTTCCCATAATTTACCTCCTATAAAACATAATAGTCTTTGGCTTCTGCATTTTTTGCCGGTTCGCCAAAGCTGATACTTTCGGCATTTTCAACATCTGCCGTTTTTTTATTCTCTCCACATGCAGTACCGCCGCCCGGATTTTCAGAATTATTTGCAATCTCCTGTTCCTTTGCCTGCGCTGCCGCGGTTTCCTTTTCGGCTGTAATCTTTCCAAGAGCGTCATAATCAAGGCTTCCATTATCCTTGACAACGGATTTTGCCTGCTCTGCATTGATTTTTAACTTTTCCATCAATGCTTCGCGCTGGTCTCTAATGGCGTTTTTCTTCTGCATATCTGCAATCTGCTGATTTGCTGTCTCTAACGCCTTGTTTGCTTTTTCAAGTTCCGTGAGGTTTCCTGCTTCCATTTCATCCAGCTTTTTCTGCAACTCATCTGCGCTGTCTGCCTTTGCCTTAAGCTCTGCTGCTTTTGCCTGTTCTCTCTGTACGGCACTGCCGTAATCAGCAATGATTTTTTCAACATTTTCCTCACTGATACCCATTGCAATTAACTCTTCTCTTTTCATTGATTACCTCCGATATGTCTTTACGAATTTTTGCGGTGCAACGACACCGAATGACACTGTTGTTTTTTACGCTCACAACTTTGCGAATTTTTATAAAATAAAAACAGCCGCCGATTACTCGGTAGCTGTCTTATTTTGCTGTTTATTTAATTGATTTACAATTTCCTGTGCTTTTTGTTCCTGCTCTTCTGCATCATCAATAGTTTTCCATAAAGCATCCATGTATGGCTTAGACTGCAAAAATGTTTTTTCCGAATCGCCCCAGAGTCCGACCGTTTTAATTGCAATAAGAGGATGTATGCCGCACTCTAAAAGCTGATATAGTGTTTGCGACTTTGTATACATATTGTCCTGCGGGCTGTGATTGATTTGCACATCAAAATCCCTTATTGACAAATGCAAATCATGGTCTTTAACGCGTATTACATTTAAGACAACTTTTGCAAGTCTCTTCTCTGCTGATTTCACGATTGGGTCTTTTAATTTTGCTCTTGTTTTTGAAAAATCCCAACCATTTCTCAACTCTACCGCGCCCTGTGTATCGCCGCCTGTATTTCCCTGCTTGTTTGGTATGGCAAGAATTGATAAGGCATTGTCCCAAAGATCATCTTTTGCTACCTGGCACTGGCTCTGGTTAAGTTCCTGTGTCATGATCTCAACATCGGCTTTGTTGTCCTTGTTATTGGACTTTACCGTCAAAGCATGGCTTATTTTCATCTCTTCAAACGTTTTCTGGTCGATTTCACAGTTCACAAACTTAACCCAGTACTGAACAAACTGCTCAATTCCGTCCATTCTGTTCGACTGCATGTTGTTTATGGCATCCAGGAGCCCTATGACAAGTTCAATGTCCGATATTCTTTCATGGTTGTTTGGGAACTCAACAATAGGAATACTTCCAAATGCGTGCAATTTCCATTCAGAAGCTACTCCATTTTGAATTTTGCATGAATAATTGTCTGTATAGCACAGTTTGTACCATCTTCCATCTTCGTCCTTAAGCTCCTGTACAGCAATCAACGGTTCTTCCGTGCTCCGATTATAAATAACACACGTATTCATCGGAGTAGGCGCAACAATTTGAAATGGTATTTCTCCATTTGCAAATCTTACCGCCTTAAAAGATGTTCCGGTTGCTGACTGCCACTCTCCTGCTTTAATGTCTTTTTCCTGTTTATTCGCATCCACAAGATAGTCATTCAGCGCATCCACTGCCCGATTAATTTCATCATCATCTTTTCGACTGATAAACTGTATTGGCTCGCCATATGTCTGTCCTACTTTGAACTGAACAATCTCATACGCATGATTTTCTACTATTTTGTTTGTAATATCAGCATTTTGCACCTTTACACGGTATAAAACAGGCTGGTCACCTTTGTAATATCGCCAAAGATATTCTATGATGGTTTTGTTGTAATAAAAATTTCCGATGCAGTCTCCCACCACATTGACAATATTATCTGCTGTGATGGTTTCAACATCTGTATATAAAATTTTTCTACCATAACAGCCTTTAACAAGGTCTTGGAGAGATTTGTCATTTCTCATTTTTTTCTCCTAAATAAAGGTCATTCCGCTGGATGTTGCACGAAACGGAAGAGATTTTAATTCTGTTTTTCCATTCTCCGGATAAAAAACAACTTTCTTGTGGCATTTTCTGCACTCAACAGAAATTTGCATTGTTGAACGCCCATCGTGTGTGGCAACTTTTCTTCCGCAACGCGGGCAATATATTGTTTTTGGTGTATATACCATAAAGTCCTCTTTTCTTTGCAAAAGAAAAAGCACCGGAGATTTCTCTACGATGCTTTTATAAATTGGGGGAGGTGAAGTATTCAACTTTTGTTGCTTTCTTCGATTATAACTATATCAGAAAAAAAACGGACATATCGGACAACTTTACTCTTTCATAAATCTATCGAACGCTTTTCTAACGCTGTCTTCTGTGTTATTGCCTCCTATTTGGTCGGCAACCTTATTCCAAGATTGATTTTCTAAAAATCTAAGGTTAATTATTCTTCTAATTCTGCTATCTTTTATATTTGCAATAAACTCTTCTACTTCATTTGTTTTTTCAAGAAGTTCGTTTTCCAAAATTTCGAGGGTGGTTTTTCTGGAATATAACAAGGTTTTTTTGTGCCTATATTCTGGCAATGGTATTCCTTCTATTTTAAAATGTTGGTTTCCACCATTTCCGCCAGAAACGCTATCAATAACCGTTCCTTCCTGCTCAATTTTTTCTATGTATTTTTCAAGCTTTTCAATTTTATTCCTTACTTCTTTTACTTCTTCTCTTAAATCTAAGTATTGATTTAAAATATCTTTGTTTACCATATCAATACCTCCTAAACGGATTTACTGCCGCTTCTACTTTGGCTACGTTATTTCCATTTGTCACTCTAAGCGCAAAGTTTGAAAATACATCCGGCACATCATCCAACTGCTTTTTACCGGACACTGAATATCTCTTGAGAAGAGACATCATTACTCCATATGGCTCATTTTGCTTATATAATGATTGGTCTTTAAATATAACGTGCTGTAATATCCAGTTAGAGCACTGGAAAATCCTTGCTTCCTTGTTTGTCTCCGTCGGTGTGTCAGTAATGTTACATATCCATCCTTTTTTTTCGACACGCTTGTTTACTTCCATTGCGACACGGTCTCCGCCGGCGTTTCTCTCAAATTCACATTCCTGCACTTTGTTGTTTGTCAAAACATTTGCTGCATTTTCATACTGCATCTCATAATCTGCCGTGTTATCGCAAACACAATCAACGCAGTAATAGTCTTCTCCATATTTTTGCAATACCGGCAAAACAAAGTAATCCGTTCCTTTTCCCTTTGTATCGCACTGACCGGTTACAATCTCTGGCTCTCCATGTGGCAAATTAAGATACCGTCGTATTTTATCTTCCGGAAACAGCAATCCCTCTCGCTCAATCGGCTCCTGTTTGTAGAGACAGCGATATGATATGTCGTCCATCAATAATTGTTGGTCTTCAAAAAACTCTTTTGTAAAACCGGAGAACTCATATTCAAAGTTACTTTCTCCGGTAACTGGGTCTACATCCGGCACCGCAATAACCTTTACTCTCGGATTACCCTCGTACATATTTTGTATGCGCCCTATAACGTCGTGTACGCTCCATCTTGTGGCAATATGTATTTCCTTGCAGTTCTTGCCGTCCGTGTCCTGTATCTTTCTCTGGCGGGCATCTACGGCATATTTATCCCACAATTTATCAAGGATAATGGGATTCATTGCTTCTTCGATACCGCCTATCATATCGTCAACCAGTAAAAACTTAGAAGCCCTTACTTTACCTGCATTCTTACTACCAACAGACGTACATTGTACGGATGGAAACGATTTGTACTTCCCGACATTAAACTGCTCCATCTTTGCATTTGTGCTTGTCACTGAAAGATCCGGGAAAATTTCATTCCATGTATATTCTTCCGTATTTGTAACAATATCGTACACACCGTCATAGTACATTCTGGTGATATCTCCACTGTGCGAATAAAAAAGACTGAAATCTCTAGGGAACCATCCGGCAACAAGCGCGTGAAACATTTTTTCAACCGTTGTTTTACCCGCACCTGGAACAAGGGATACGCACAGGATGTCATATCTATCATCAATCATGCCTTGCAGCGCATCTATGAGTCCGATTTTTAAGAATTGCTTTCTTCTTGGCATGTAAAACCGCTCTTTAGGCTCTCTCTTCTTCTCCAAATACTGGAAAGCACTATCCACAACTTTGTTTTGCGCTTCTAAAAGCAAAATTCCGTAGTATTTGTCCAGAATTTCATAAGATACCTTGTTTTGGAATGAATATTTCTCTAAATCCCACGGTGTACCGCCAGTGGATTGAAAAATAAACTGTTCTGCCAGTTGCTTTGCCCTGGAAGAAACTTTCAATCCATAATCAACATCCTTTTCTGTCAGAATGGCTACCCTTGCCGCTTCTTCCATGGCATCCATAACCTGTTCATCAACGCCATGCACCTGTATGTAATTTTCATATCCATTTACTGTGGAAATTAGACTTGAACTTGCCAAAAGAAAAGCACCTCCGCAAAAAAGCAGAAGTGCATTAAGACCTCTGCCAATAATTTTTGTTGGTTAGCGACTAACTCCATTTGTTGGCCGGTAAATATATTGTTAGATTGTTGGCATTGCATCACCGCAAGCCGGATGTAATTTGTACATAAGTGCATTATAATCATCAATTACATACCTTACCGGAATCATATATGCTTTAATGCCATATTTTTCTGCTGTTTCTCTTTCAATGCTACAGCCGTTCCAATCGTAGCTCTCGCATATTCCAATAAATACATCAGCCCGTGCCAGTTTCTTAAGGTTCTCGCCCAAGTACCATACATCTTCTTTACTATCTTTAGGTGGGGTACTCTTAGTATAACTGTCGATAAGCTTCAATTCCTCACCCTCGTAGATTTCAGCAATCTTCTTCATCTTTTGAATACTTGCTTTGATTTCTTCCTCTGTTCTGCCTTTCATTGGCACGCTTACAAATAGCTTCTTCATAAAATCTCCTTCTAAATTCTTGCAACTACGTGTTCTTTTGCAATTTCTTCTTTTTCCGGGTCGTAAATAACCGAACCGTTTTTATCAGTCTTATTTTTGTCAAATTCGCATGAAACTTTTATGTACGGATATCTCAATGGCGTGCAGTCAGCATGGAAATCAATATTATACACTCCCTTTTGCCATTTTCCGTTAGCATAAATCTTTGTGTAACCGCCTTTTCTAGTTTTGATTATAATTTTTGAACGTGTTTTTTTCATTTCCAATGCACCTTAAACCCTTTCGCCGTATAATTACCAACTGCCTGTTTCAGCTCTTCCTTGCTTTTATATTCCTCTCGAAGCATGATTGCTACCTTGTTCTTCTCAATGGCGTATATGCCGCAGGTAACCGCTTTGCTCGCCGTATCAAGAACTGCTTTGTACTGTTTGCTGTTCATCTCGTATGTGCTGTTATTGATATTGACAATCATGCTTCATACACTCCTTCTCTTCCTTATGAGTTTGCATCAACATTTTTTAGATATTCAATGAAACTCATTTCAGCCCCCTCGCATGTTAAACCTTCAATAGGATTTTTGTGATAGTTTTCACGAAAATACCTCAATGCCTGTTCTTTTTCTTTTTCTGAATAAGAGTCCCATTTTGATATCCCAGATTTGTTTTTGAAAAATTCGCAATCGTGTTCTTTATAAGCAAATCCTACTGGAGGAATATACTTTTCTGGATGGTTACAAAATTCTATCGTTTTTTTCAAAAATTCATTCCATTCAATTCCAAAATAAGCACATTCATAGCATGTCATTCTTCCACCAACTTTCTACCACACATCGGGCAAAATTCAATTTCCATTGCTATCGCTACGTTCATTCCATTTCTACAACATTTAGCATACTGTGGACATTTATCAATATGGCATTGAATAACATTTATATAGCCCAATTTTTTGATTTTAAATTCTCCATATGCAGTTTTATATGATTCTTTCCCATTGCAAAAATCACACATTTCAATTACTTCCTAATAAACCTATGTTCACAATCTTCCAAAGTTGTTACTTCTATCATTTCCGGTTCATGTCTGCAAATCCTTCCGTTTGAATCAATATGTGGTTCCAGTTCTATCTTTGTACGTAAACCATATGGAGTTTTGCAATAAGGGCACGCTTTCTTGTCACTTTCAATTGGTGCGCCACAATTTACACAGTTTAAAATCATGCTCATACCTCTAATTAAAGCACCTTACTAAGCGGATATACAAAATTGATGTGGCGTGGATTTGCACCACGCAGGAGTGTACAATCTGGTCATCTATGTTGTCGGTTTCAACCAATTCTCTACGACAATTCCGTTTACCTATTCCGTCACACATCAACACCCAAGGCATACCTAGGATTTTCGCTCGGGCAAGAGCGCAGATACAAGGACTCGAACCTTGACAACGATTTTACTCGTTGGAGAGATTAGCGATCTCCTGTGATACCATTACACCATATCTGCATAGCCGAGCAGTTTCCGTTTTTTACTTGCTCCACACTACCCCAAGTGCAAGTTTCTTTTAGTCAGCGGTTTGCGCCATCTTTTGAATGGCAACCGCTCAATCCAGTTCCCTGTGCTAAGTTTAACCGGTATATTGATTAGCACCTGTATTTCTGTAACAAACACACTAGGGGTGTACTGGCAACATCGCCCATGATTGGTACGAGATTTGAACTCGTGTTACCACCATGAAAGGGTGGTGTCTTACCACTCGACTAACCAATCTTATAGCGTTTCCACATAATCAGACGGTCCCTTGGGACTCTCGCTGACTATGTGGCGTATTTTTTATTTCGAGTGGGATTTCGCTACCAACACTCTATCCGGTAATGAGACGGACGCTTTTGACGTAAGGACTTGCACCTCACTCGCTCCAAGCATAGGAATCGAACCCACATAGCATTTTCACATGCCTTTGCTAGCCTTATCAATGCTGTTAACCGCCATTAATCAGAATCGAACTGATCTCGCACTATGCCGCCAAAACCCTACTTACAAGTTGCGATCTTGCTTTCGCGCGTGGGGAAGAGAGGAATTGAACCTCCAATGTTTACCACTTGGGAACTGATTTACAGTCAGCCGCAACACCGCCAATCGTTGCCGCTTCCCCGAAATGCGCGGACACCTCACTCCATATCTCTGTACGCGACCGCGCTACGCATACAGTATCAGATCAGCTCGGCACCATCAGAACGGAAGGATTCGAACCTTCAATCCGGCTCTCGTTGTTGTTTTCCGTGTACACGCCACTTTTACCAATTAAGCTACGTTCCGAAACCGCCATCAGACGGTTAGCAATAATGTTTTTCGTGCCATGCGTTGCACTAGGCATACAAAATGCCGATTACAGCCAAACCATAGAGCGCCTGCAAGCAAACAGCATAATTTGACCGCTTAGACAGGCAAGGATTCGAACCTTGCATTATTGGTTTCAGAAAAGGTGTGGTTGCTGACTACGGATGATCGCCCGTCTGCCACTTGGCAACACTCTTACCGATAGGTTTCTTTACCTGCAATACCCATTCTGCCACTGCCTAACTATATGGGGGAATTATATCTTTGACAGCTCAGGCACCGTGGGATAGGCACCCGAACTATCAAGTCTGACTGCTATATGGATTGCTTGTCAGCAAATTACGGAACGATCATCATTCATCACCATATAGTCTTACGCCTAATGCCGCGCTCCGCGGCAAATACCACCGGACGGTCTCGCACCGCCCTTAACAGAATCGTCCTAGTGGCGAAAGGATGTGTCATGAAAAACACCAAGAAGGAGAATTTACGGAATGGATCGTTAAACCCATTCCTCCATCGGAACGGCAGGAATCGGACCTGCGACCGCTCGGATATAAGCCGAGTGCTCTGCCAACTGAGCTACGTTCCGCTACGGCATATTAAAATGCCGCAATGTAGGATTTTTATCTTGTAAGCAACTCTTACAAGTTGCCAGTAATTTAAAATTTTGTTTAGCTATACTGGATGCTCCGATTTCTCACTCTGGTGCTCTGCGTCGCTATCCAGATTGAGTAAATCTCCGGTGCTGTCCGGTTCCTTTGATTTTGTTATATGTATTCTTTCCTCTGCACAAATGATAGGCAGCTGAAAGCAAATATCAAATATTGGACTATAAAACATTCTGTTACCTCCACATCAGAAACATGTTCAGCAACAGCAACATCACAAGTACCCATAATGCAGTTGCTGTTTCTTTGTCTTTGGATTCTCTGCCAGATACAAATAGTATCAGCATAAAAATAACATCCAGCGTCGATATAATCGTTTTAATAATTACCATGGTTGTTTTCCTCTCACAAGTTTCTTTAGCAGGATTCGAACCTGCGAATACTGGAATCAAAATCCAGTGCCTTACCGCTTGGCGATAGCGCTATATTAACACTACTTTTCCGGCATGTAATAGACCATGTTATCAAATACAGTTATTCCCATACAAGGATCATTCATCTCAACGCATCTGATCGATATGTTTTTAGATACTGCAAACATTTCGGCCACCTGTTGTTTATCCATGTTTGTGCTAATAACTTGAAAAGCCGAAAATGCCTTGTGCATATCAGAGAATACTTCTTTTTCTCTACCTAAATTTGCATACGTCCCAATGGTAAACGTTTTTCCATCAACCATAGCAGTTATCATTCCATGATTTGCTGTGAATACCGCTCGGTCAAAATCAAGCGAAACGTCTTTGCTTTGTGATACTACTCTCATACTTTTCCATCCAATCTCTTTTTGTTTTTGAGGATATTTAAAGGACTTAGTAGTGCTGATTTTCTCAACCTATCAAACCCCCTCCCCTCCATGCAGAATCATGCTTTGAACATTGATAAATTGTTTGAATTGTTCGCTCAATTCCATTCGTATTTTACAACTATTCGCAAAACCCTTGTTTTGCGTAATGTATCAACGATTTAATGCGCCTTAAGACCATTAAACACTGGGCTTTAAATTGTTTGAATTGTCTATCACGATTTCACCATTATCCGGGCTTGAATTGTCAAAGTTGTCCGGCAATCTCGCACAATTCCCGCTTCCCAGTTTGGGGAGCTCCGAAGCTGTCAACGCTCTTACTCTGGATCCCTGATCTCTAACGCCCGGCATATTGAAGCCGCAGTACTTATTCAGTGACGGCATGTAATTCATTGGGTTTCCTTTGCCGGAAACCTGTAAACCTACCAAACTTTCCTCACGCATTTCGTCAATTTTTTTGCAAATGTCGGAGCCTGAAGAGCCTAGCTGCACGCCATTAACCCAGCCATTTAACGTATCTCTATGTATTCCGGTAAAGAATGTAAACCCAACAATATTCACTACTTTCTCGTAGTCATTACACAGGTCTATATATATATCTAATACCTCGTTAACCTTATCTGTATCATAGGCATTATTAATATTATTATCATCCTTTAAGTACTTTGGATTAACTTTAAACACATGTTCATAAATATATTTACAGCAGTTATACCATCTATTCTGCGATATTTTGCATAAATCCTCTATATTCCTCTCTTCCATCCAGAGATTTATATACATGTCAATGTCATCTTTAAAAACATCAACTGTATTATTTACTTCCTGCATTTCAACTGCTGACATGTTATATATCTCCTCTCTCCAGTACTGGAATACTTAAAATAAAAAATGCAACTGATACAATCAGATCATGATGATCTCGACTGTACCGGCTGCATGAATTCCGTGTTTTTATATCGGGACCTCGACGGCTGCCGCCGCCCGTTGCCCGAATGCTTTTTAATTTAATAAAACAATATCATTCTATCATTTTCTTGTCAAGGTATATTTTAAAATTAAATTTTAAGCCTGTATATTATATATATTATTTATATAAATATACTGCCTTATTTATAATATATATTTTTAATATTACAAGAGAGAATATACTCTTTCTCTAACTCTAGTGTCTATATCTACGTTGCAAAAATGTTGCAATTTGTTGCAAGAGTGTTGCATTGCAACAAAAGTGATACTATTCTATCATTTTTACCTTGATTATATTCTAATTTGCACCTTTAAAATTTTGTTGATTTTGTACAAATATTTTCTATGTTTTTCACAAAAAAGACGGCTATTTTCATGCCGCCCTTTCTATTTATCTATGCTACTTTGTCAAGTATTTTTCTAATGTAATCAACACCTTTTTGAAAAACAAGAGTTTTAATATTTATCCGGATTTCTCCCGGTCTGGCTTCATATTTCTGTTCTATAACTCTAAAATATCCACAATCAATATATTTCTGATATGGTTCATTGTTCTGTTTCAAAATTCCGTTATTTCTAAGAATTTCAAAAAGCTTGTTTCTACCAATTCCCGGGAAGTTCAAAACCTTAGCGACCTGCCCTATATCAATAGCGTCTTTACTATCGGTTACGGCATCGAAAAATTCTTCTTTCGGCTTCATCCTCTCGTTTTCGGTCAAGAGCAATTTATTCTTTTCCTCAAGCTCTTGTTTTCTTTCCAGTGCATCAGCGTAAGCCCTTAACGCTGTAGGGTAATCTTTTGGAATTTCGTTTTGATCCTTGTTAAAATAGTTATCAACAAGTCTATCATACACATCCCAAGCAATATCATTGTTCAATGATTTTGCATGAAGGAATGCGCCTTTCTCTGTCCAGAGATACAGACGATTAAGATTACTAGGCAAATCGTGAATTTCACGAAACGCTCGGAGTTCTTCCCCGTCAAGCAAAATAAAATGTTTACCCTCTTTATACCGCCCTTTGTTATGATTAAAATTGTATGAAATCGTTTTACTATCTGTTCCGTACGCTTCAGCAATCTGCTGTGTTGTTAGTACGCGAATATTTTTATACTCCGTCACTGTTAAATTATTCATATATTTACTCTCCAATCAAATTCAATTATTTTTTATATCTTCTGTAAGTAGAGTTTTTCTCTTTCTTCTGTGAATTAAATTTGCTTTATCTGGAGTAAATAAAAAACTACCAAAGCGCCTATTTTGCGGCTGTTATCTTTGGTAGTTTAAATCTTGTGTTTTTCTGTATTATCAAGCTTTTCATTTACCGCTTGAATAATAAAACTGTTTACGCTTTTTGCGCCTGTTTCTAATATTTTTTCTTTCGTTCCTTTAGGAAATCTCGTTAGTATTTTGTCATAATTTTCTTTCTCGTATTTTGCAGTAGCTTTTTTTTGTGCTTGCGATACTGGCATCTACTCACTCCTTTCTAAATATATCGTATCTATATAATACAGTAGCGTTATTAATTTGTCAATAAAAATATATCGTTACGCTATAATATCGTAGCGTTATACATTTTGCACAATTCACTATATATCGTAGCACTATATTTTTGTATAATAATAGCATTTACTTTTATATATCGTAGCGTTATACTATAGCTATCAAGAGGAACACGAAAGGAGCAGAAAAAAACATGTTAAATTAGTCGAAACGGCGGAAGCTGCCGCCGTCTGCAGGAACTGCCCTACCTGCACCGATGAGACAGGGCGCATGATGAAAGGATGGTTGATTTTATGAAGATGATGACACTTGAAGAAGCGAAAGAATACACACGCCAAAAGTTGGCACCGTATTACAGCAACGAGCGAATCGAGAACGTTGTAAAACAGTATGTTTCCGTTGTCCGCCCAGGCGTTGTCTTAGTTGAAAATAAAAATGTGGGACTTATGGAACTGTATCTATAGGAAAATGAAAGGATGGTTGATCTTATGAAGTATTACAGAGCAGAGATCGAAGACGATAATTTCGAAATAATTTTAGCCGATAGCGAAGAGGATGCTATCAATCAGTATTTTGAGTTAGGAGAAAAACACGATTTATTTAATCTGATAGAGCTAAATGATGATTATAATGAGGTTCGCACAATTTTATAAATTAGGCAAGCGGCGGCGTTTACCGGGGTTCGATTCCCCGGCTTGCTTTTACCAAAAAATTTGAATATGGAGGAAAATTGAAGTATGAGAAAATTATTTTTATTAAAAAAAGGCAGAATAAACTTTTATGCATGCCTGTATGACTGTGGCATGTATACAATCGACCGAATTACAAAAGGATTCGGCGGAATTGTGACAACATTTGAAACACTGGAAGAGCTTGAAAAATATGCTGCTGAAAACGGATATAAAAAAGCATAATAACCGCCGCAGAGGATGCACGCCGGAACCACTGCCGGCGGCGGTTCTACCCGTAAGGGAATATTATTTTTTTAGGAGGATTTATAAATGACATATCCGAACGGAGCACAGACAGTTTTTCAAGTCACATGCATGGGAAGTTTTCAAAACGCTTCCAGAATGGGAGCAAAATGCTGCGGAAATAGAGGAATTTTAAGCCGGAATCATCCCGGCTTTTTCCAGTGTCCGGATATATTGCAACTTGACAAGATATACGCCCGGTCATATAATGCGCTTAAGCGAACACGTATAAGCCATTTTAAGGCTTGCGCAAGGCTATGCAGTGCTTTTATATATTTACAACGCGAAACGTCTGTAAATCGTTTTTACGACGTTGCAAGCCTGTAAACACTGTGTTCATCTTGCCGCGTTGGCATCCGGCAGCATGTCAGACAATGCCGGCCTGCTGATCACAGCGATGTGCACTATCCCGGCAGCCCGCCGGGGTGTGAAAATTCTGATTTCTGATCTCAAAATCGAGCCGTTTTCCAAGAAGAAAAAAATTCAAAAGTTGAAAAATGAGATTCCAACTGTGAAAAGACAATATGCACAGTAAATTATTATGCGTCATTTCGCAACTTGTGAAATTTGACTAATTCGTTCTCTTCTCTTCCTCTGACTCTCAGTCTGTTTCTGTTTTTTCTGTGATTTTGTTGTTCTTGTTCCCATTTGAAAACCTCTCATTGACCTTCTGGTTGCGTGATTTATAATTTACAATCTTTACATCGGTGTTTAATTCATCCGGTATCTTCCCGACGATCAACACTGTATGTGGCTGCAACATGTCGATCATAACTTTGAATCCCTCGCAAAACTCTATCCGTGCCGCCTTTGCCCGCACTCTTCCATTTGTGCATACAGCGATCACACCACCCTTACTGTACCCGGCAAAACAAAGATCATAATTATCTTTGTCCGGGATGCCTACGGACGGTATAACGCGGATCCCGTTCAGCAGCATGTAATGTGCAAGCGCATGATTCCGGTACACATTATACAGATTCAAAGCAAACGGCATACCACAATCGCCTGTAGCAATACTGAAATCCGGCATACAGACCGAGTGGAAACACTTCAAGTGCTCTAGGTATTTATCCGGGTTATTCCACAGTCTTTGAAACTTTGAATCGTCAATATAGAAATTCACATTTAATTTTCTATGCCCTTTTATCTTTTGTGAAAAGCTCTCTCCAAAATCTATGGAGTCCTCCGGCAAATAATCCAAGCTGCATGCCGGGACAATCGGGATCTGATATTTTTCATCAAGCTCCGCTCCATAGATCATATATTCTTTCATAACATCAAAAGATGTATGACATCCATTGTACAATACTATCACCCCAAAAACATTTTACTATTTTTCTTCTTGACAAACAACTTCTTTTGTGAAAAGCAAAGAACGTGCGGCGTAATCACTTCTGCTTAGTTCATTTATCAGCTTTTCCCTTGTCATTTCCGGGTTTGTTCTGTGAATATACCGCAGCAATTCATCTATTTTGTCCACTATGCTGCCCTCCAATCAATGTTTGACATCAGATCATCCAAAAGATAGATCAAATCAGTACCGTACAGGCTGATCCAGTCCGCAAGATACTCTTCCTGCTCAATCGGCATATGAATGTTATAGGAAAAGCAAAAACAATGACAAAGTTCATGAGCCAGTATTTTGCGCAAATAGCCATTTTTCGGTTTATCTGAAACATATATAGCCCTGTTGTTCCAATCTGTCACAGCAAGGCTGATAGAGCCATCAGATCGCATCAGCTTACTGCTTGCACCGCGGACAAATTTTATTTCCCATTCAATACCATTTATCACAAACATATTTTACCTCCAAAAAAAGAAACCACCAGCCAAATATCAGCCAGTGATTTCTAAATTTAAAGTTATTCTTCTTGCTCTTCAATCAACAAATAATTAATGTACCTTGTTGCTGTTCCAGCAAGTTCTTTGCTGTAGTCTAGCAAGTCCATCTTGTACTCCGGTTTATGCCCATATGTGACTGTATAGAACTTTTCCACAAGTTCTAAGTTATGTAAGTCAGACAATTCCACAAGAATTTTGTGATATAAAAATTTTCTCGTCCATCCGAACCGGTCACAGATAATTTTGAGTTTCCAGTTATTTTTATTAAACCATTTACCACTTTCTATCTTTTTTACGATGCTCCAGCGTGCAAACGGGTCTTTCTCCGGAATTTCAGCCTGCGTATTTTTCAGAGCCTGTTCCATGTCGTGGAAGCGATTGATGTATTGAGCCGTGAAAGCCGTTCCCTTAACTCAGGTCAGCTTGTGCGCGATAAATTCGCATCCTTTCTTGGTAATGTCATAGCATGGGCGTTCTTTTCCTTGCTCGTCCTTATAGGTGCTTTCTCTGAAGAAATCAGCCAACGCAATTTTGCGTTCGCTAACCAATCCATTATTGGCTTCGTTGATTTGCTTACAATAACGGTTGATGTCACGCATCAAATCACAATGCCTTTTCCCTACCATTCCCGCAACTTCCATACTGGTTAACGTCTGTTCTAATTGTTTCATATGAATATTGTTCATCAGCAAATCCCCCATTTCTTCTTAAATGAAAGTATCGTGCTCAAAATAAACTGTAAAAACTTCTCGTCCTGTATGCTCTGGATTTCCGTTATCAGCTGTTCTTTCATCTCGCACCGCCTTTCTTGTCGGATGCAAGGTTACTTGTAAAAATCCACACACATTTTAAAAAGTGTTCGCTGAGTACATTCAGATTTTTGGTAATTTCTTCAATATACATTTCTCTCATAGATTTTTCCTCCCTTTCAATTTTTTCTTGAAAAGAGATACTCTCTATGATAAAATATTTCACAGAGAGTTATCTCGGTTTTAGGGCAGTTGCATGACCGTCAAATCATTTGCAACTGCTCTTTTTGTTTAACTGCTGATTTCTTCATCAACCTTGTTGTCAAGCCACTCTTTTTTAGTCATTCCTTTTTCAAAAAGTTTTTCTTCTAACTTTTCAAACTTCTCCCTGTCAAGCTCAACACTAAAATTTCTTGTCTTTTCTCTACGTTGTTTCATATAATCAGCTCTGCTCTTGGGTGCGATTTTAACCACCTCCTTGTTACGAGTTACATTATATAATGTTACATGTAACAAGTCAATACCTTTTTGAAAAATTTCCAAATCCACAAATCACTAGCTGATATTCAGTTGTCAATGTTCAAACAAACAGGGGCATTTCTGCCCCTGTCATTACATTTTGGAAACAAGCGTTGACAGCTTACTCTTTGTCATTGTGCGCTCTTCCGGTGTCATGTCGGAGATAAGCTCCGCCATATCCTCCGAAAGCTCTTTCATGTATCTTTCAAGATCATGCATCTTTGCATCCTTGTCTTCTGGCGTATTGCCTTTGTGAAGCTCTTTGCTTTCCATGTAGCTTCTGCGGCTCATTCCGCTTTTGCCCTCTCTGCGATCACGCATACCGCCATCTGCCGCAATTGTAGGCTCTGTGTAATACATTCTGCCGGAAGAACGATCCATATCACGGTCGTGTTCCATTTCCCGGTACATTTCCGGTGTCATGTGCCAGTACGGAGGTTCGTCATATCCTCTCCGCGTTCCTCTTCCCTTTGGCGCAAATCTGCCGTCTGCATACCGGTAACGATCATAATACCGTCTGCCGTCTCCGTAACGCTCAAACATATCAAGAACCTGCTCTGGTTCTGCTTCGTCCATTGATTTTGTAAGCGTCCGGTAATACATGGCTTCCGCAAGGTCTTTAAGCATGTCCGTGACTTTTCCCATCTCTTCTGTATCTACACATTCGATACCTTTTGCAAACTCACACTCTGCGCTTTCAGACAGTTTTTCGATCATTTCGTGCATTCTCTTAATATCCATAAAACCGCCCTCCTTACGCTTCCCGGACTGCAATTAAATTGCTGTTCTGAACTTCGATTGACTGCGTAGACGTATTCTGTACCGCTACCGTAACACAACAACCGCGAGGAACGTCCACATATGCCTGCGCCGAAACGTTAAAGAAGTTTTCAACTGCCGCCGGTGTAACAATCATTCGAGTTGACTGCAACGGTTCTCCGTCAATTGCAATAGCCAGTGAAATAGCTTCAACTGTGCCACCGGTAGGAATTTGAATGTTCCCGGAATAAGATACCAAAAATCTTGCCCGGCACTGATTTGTAAGTCCTCTTAATTTAACAATGCCACTTCCCTGTCTATGAACAATGCATTTTGTTGCGCATACCGGAGTTTCTGTAAATGCTACATCTTCTCCCTGCGCGACAGTTTGAATTGCAATTCCTGTAAATTCTGCCATAATTATTTACCTCTCTTTCAAAAATAAGGGCAAACATTATAGTCTGCCCTTTGTGTTTATAAGCAATACTGCACAGCAGACATAATCGAGTTAAACTCAATTAAGATACTCAATTATTCAATTTTGTGTAGCAGCTACTTTTAGCAGCTACATCCTGTGTTGCATCCACAGCCATACGCATAAGCGTTAGGATTTGGAACAACATATGCCGGGATTGCAGCCGGATTTACAGCGTTGATGATCTGCTGTGTCTGCGCTGACATTGCGGTAGTGAGCAATGCAGACTGGCGATCCTGTGATGCGGCTCTTCTTAAGTCATTATTTTCTGCCTGTAAGGAAGAAATCTTTTCCTGACACAGGTAATCAAGGATTGCCCTTGTTCCTGCCTGCTGGCTGTCGATAATGTCTCTGGTGTTGCTGTTCATGGTGTTCTGTAATGCGCAAGTGTTCTGTGCCATATTGTAGTTCACACCCTGGATAGCTTCCCTGGTCTCGCAGCAGCAATTAGCCAACTGGGACTGTAAAGCATTCTGCGCCTGCATAAGTGTCACGTTTGTGGTATTAAATCCCTGCTGTGTCTGGTAGCCAAGGTTGCAGATTGCATTGTCTACACCATGGAAACCGTTCATAACGGCGGTATTCTGTGCGTAAAATCCATCACAGAGACCATTTGTGATACCATCTAACTTTCCGATGATAGCCTGCGTGTCAAAACCACGCTGAATTGCAGAGTCGGTGTATGCAGATGCTGTCGCTCCCATACCTCCGTTTCCTCCCCAGCCATTGCCGCCAAAGCCGCCCCAGCCAAAGATCATAGCGAAGATAATGATAGCCCACCAGCCATCGCCGCCCCACATGCCATCATTGTTTCTTCCGTTTCCTGTCACTGCTGCAATATCAGCAAGACTAGGCATTGCATTTCCATTAAACATTTTGTTTACCTCCATCTGATCTATTTACAAATGGGATAACCGGTTATTTTGCGCGCACCCCAAAATGTACTAATGATTAAACATGCTCATAACTTTCTGTTTTGCTTCATCTACCGTAATTCCTCTTTCTTTACAGAGATTCTCTGCCATTGTCTTAAGTCCACCTGTATCTCCGCTTTGATACATTTGCATGGCATTTTTTGCCATAGGATTGTTTTGAACCTGCTGAGAATTCATCATTTGATTTAACAATAATTGTGCCGGATTCATTCTGGATCACTCTCCTTTTTTACCTGTGAAGTTTTTCTTTGACTGCTTGGAATTTTATCTAATCGGTTTTCTATCTGTTCAATCTTCCCAAAAAGTTCATCAAACTTCTGCATAAATGCACCTGTGCACTCGTCTGATAGGTCAAATTTCAATTTTTCAGTATCATGCGATAAATTGCTAACAGTATCATGCGAAACTGGCTTAAAAACGATTGTGCGAATTGTGCCATCTGCGTTCCAACTTTTAGCGTATATTTCTGTCATATCCTGTTTTGGGAAAAATGCAACGCTGCCATCCATTGGCACATCATTGGCAGTGATGTTTTCTACCGCCGGAACTACTTTTCCATTTATGCCAAAAGTTTGAACCGGGATCTGCTGCTGAATTTGCTGCGGTGCCTGCATATAATTTTGTGTATTATCAATGCGTGGCTGATTCATATACGGATTGTATGCGTACTGCTGCCCGTATTGCTGCATCTGCTGATTATAAATCGGATTCTGGTATGCTCCGCTCATATTCATCCTGTTTGACCTCCTCTAAAACATCTTCTATTGCGTGTATGATAGACGACTGCGTTGACAAGTCCAAGGACTGTAACTCTTTTCTGGCAAAAATTTTTTCAAGAACTTCATCTGAAAACACCACCATCCCTCCCTTTGATTATATTTTTGCATAAAAAAAGGCGGCAAAACCGTCACGATTCCGACAGTTTGCCGTCAAAAAATACAACAAAAAAAGAACGCATTAAGCGTCCATACATCCGTTCGTGTTACCTTTAGTGTTACCTTTGATTTTGACCTTTAGAAAAGACACCATTCAAAAACTCCTTTCTTTCAGTAAAATCAAGGCTTCACAAGGTTTTCTTAAACAAAAATAAAGTAGCGGAAGGGAGATTCGAACTCGGTATCAATTCTCTCAAACCCGCATAAATACTGAATTTCTTTATCTCCAAAGGTGTTACCTCGTGTTACCTTTTACATTGATAATGCTTTTGCAATATATTCCTGCATTTCACTCTCTGTCTTGTTATTAAAATAGTAATGATCGAGAGTTGTTCTGATATCTGTATGCCCCATTTGTGTTTTTATTACCGATTCTGGAACATTTCCATCTATCAACTTTGTTGCATATGTCTTTCTTGCCTTGTGAATTGAACGTTCACCAATTCCTATTCTATCACATATCACATATAGCCGCCTTGTAAATGCCTGACCTTTTATTCGTTTACCGTTTTTCATAAAAATATATTGCCCAAATGGATTGAGCATTTTTATTTTTCTCATAAGTTCTTTGGTATCTGCGGTAATTATAACATCTCTAAACCCGGCATCACTTTTAGGAAAATTTTGAACATCAAATACATATTTGCCATTATCATCTCTATATCTTATTTCTGTCTTTGATATATGTATCTTATTTTCTCCGACATCAGACCATGAGAGGGTAGATATTTCCCCAACTCTCAATCCTGTTTTAAATGCCAAAATAATGCCAAGTTCTATCAATGTAGGCTCATCTTCCATTACAAATCGTTCAATTAAAAGTTCCTCATCCTTAGAAAATACCAATTCGCAGTCTGACTTATGGTTCTTTTTAAATGACTTTTCCGAAATTTCCAAATCACCCATAAAACTGGTTATGCTCAGGCTGGTATAATGTTTTTTCTTTGCATATTTGAAAATTCCGTTAATCAATATCCGCATATCAGAATAAGCTTTTTGCGTAAGTTCCAGTTTTGAAATAGCTGTTTTTATGAATGATTCCAATATTTCTTCATCAATGTACCGGATTTTTCTATTTGCAATCGGCAAATACTTATTTTCAAAAAATCTTTTAAAATTTGTCTCGTACTTGTCCTTTGTCTGTCTTGTTATTTCACCATATTCAAGTTTTTCAGAAATCCAATTAGAATATACCTGAATAACTGTAGGTTCATCCTCCTTAGCTTTATAGAACTTTACTATTTCATCTTCAATTGCTTTTTCAGATGTTCTCTTTACAAGTCTCTTTCCTCTCTTATTATCTTCATCTGGCAAATATGTGTAAAACTTTCCATCTTTTCCTTGCCAAATGCTGTAAGTGTGTTTTTCAATAAATTTTTTCCTTTCGTTCATTTCAATTTTTTTCTGAATGGTGTCTATGTTGATAATACCATTTTCGATGGCAATATTCAACAACTCACTATTTGAAAGATTTCCCGTTTAACTCACCTTCTAACTTTTTTACTTTCTGTTTAATATCAAAAATTCTTCTTTCCACTGTTCTTGTTGATACGCATAGTCTCATGGCTATTTCTTTTGAAATAAGTCCACGGGCAAGAAGATAAAATATTTCTTCTTCCTGCTCCGTGAAATTGGCGTTTTCAATAATTGTTTCAAGCTCTGGCTTAGTCAGTTTTGAAAACTTCATAAGCCACTATCCTCCAATATTTTATTCTTCTCCCTGCCAGATCTTCGGTGTACCATCAGCATTGAGCATAACGGTAAGACCGCCGCCCGTACTTATTGTGATATATAAATACATCACTCCTGTGTCACTATCTGCATAAATAAGATATTCTTGTCCACTTCCCACCAGTACCATTGTGTTTTCCTGTCCCGCACTGACATTTGCTGTATCACTGCATCCGGCAATCAGGAGTGTTGCGGTTATGATGGCTGTTATAAATTTCTTTTTCATTTTGCACTCCCTTCAACTTTGTCCACATACAGGTGCAATATTGTTTTAGTTGAGCCGTTATATCCCTTTACTACATCAAATAATCTTTTTGTTACCACATAGTTTTTACTAACCGAACTAAACTTACCACCACACTTCTTTATTTCATCGTTATATTGACCAATATTTATAACATCGCCAACAACAGGCACACAATCTCTCAAATCACAAGAGCTTCCATAATCTCTTTCTAATAATTCCTCTCCGTCACACGTGATTGATATTTTCATAATCTACCTCCATCAAGATTTCTTTTTTTATCTTCCATTGCTACATATTTCCCATAACTCATTCCGGCTTCACGTGCCTTTTCCAAAACTTCACTGATGCTATTGTTATTGCACGTTTTAATACTTCTCTTTTCTCTATATTTTCTTCTGCGGTACTCATTCCGGCACTGCTTCCCACAGGTAAGTGCTCTGACTGATATTGATTTGTATTCTTTTCCGCAGATCACGCACTTTTTTGTATATACCTTGCTATTGAGCATAATTACACGTTCTCCTTAATCATAACAATCCCTGATATCATCTACGTCTCCTGCCAAAAAGCTGTCAAATACTTCTGCTACTCTCTCTATAAGGTCTCCATCATGTCCATTCTCTCTCATCTGCTCCGAGAAATCTTTCTGTGAGCACTGAAGTAAACCATTTTCCAACCTTGTCCATTCTTTTCTGTAAGTTATTCCATTCAATTCCAATGTTTCATTAATTCCGTTTTCTGTCAGTTCTACCGTATACTTCATGCAATTATTCCTCTCTTTCTGCATTATATTTCTTCCACGCAACAATTTTACTTCTATAAAAATACTCTGGATCTCCACTAAAGCACTTACCTCTTGTAACAGAATGTCCTTTGCGCATAAGAGTGCCAACAAATTCACGCTGTGGCAAAAGTAGGTTGTCGTTTGCTGACAATAAGAAAACCTTTGTATCTAACGGACAACTGTCCATGTCATAATTCCAATCCATCTGTGCCCCTCTCTTTCCATATCATCTCCCACCTCCGCAGCATATACTATTACGGGAGGTGGTATGATGATCGCTTGGTTTTGTTATCTGGTTCTAAAATAAACTCATCTGGTTCTCGTCGTACTGATAAATGCGTCCAGTCATGATCCTCCCTAACTGACGCAATCTCTCCACCCGTGGTTTCTGCTTAAGATTTGCCATATAATTATTATCCACTTCCGGCGGTATGGATAAATAACATTCCTCCGGTAATGGCAACTGATTTTCTGTGCAGGCCTCGCGGATCTTTGACTGATAATAAATGATATGATTCCGTGTCAGATTCATGTTGCAGCCATCCGACCAGAACGGATCATTACACCCGTTCTGATTGATAACTTTCCAGTGTTCTATTTCTCTGCGGATGCACTGGCGGTACTCTTTCACTTTATCTTCTGCTGTCTGTATCATGGCAGCACCTCCACAAAGTTAAGTTTCATCTGCGGATCCGGCTCATAGTTCATCCACACCGTTTCCATCCGCGGCTTTCCGTGCTCCGCACAGCTTGAAAACTGTTTTTTCTCCCATCCGTTCAGATAGTCGTTATACATTTCTGATTCATAGCCAGACAGCATAATCTTGGCTTTACTTTGCAACAAAAGTTTTAACAGTTCTTCGTGGTCAGAATCTGACATCTCATGTTTATACTGTTTCCCGGTTCTGGTACCCAAAACATACGGAGGATCAATGTACATAAAAACATTGCTGTAATTAAATCTCTCAATCACTTCCACCGCCGGGCGGTTCTCGATCTGTACCATGCGCAACCGTTCCGCTATGTCAATGATCCATTCCGGCAGACGGTACCAGTTCCATAATGCATAAGCTCTTTCTCTGCCCTGTACATCATTTTTCCATCCTACCTTGCTGCCATTGGTACGGAACCCGTGCCCCTGCCAACACTGGATTAAAAATCGTAATGCTTTATGATACGGTTCATCCGGCATCATCAACTCCCATGCATCCAGCTTATATGTATCCTCATATTTTTCACGACTGAACGGTGTAGTCATTACCATTCTGGCCAGACGATCCGCATCCTCCTGTATACACCGGAAGATATTCACAACGTCATGATCCAGATCATTAATCGTTTCGATATCAGATACCGGCTTATTAAATAACACGGCCCCGCTGCCGAAGAACGGCTCTACATAGCTGTGATGTTCCGGTATCAGTTCCACCAATCGGGGAGCAATGTTCCATTTACTTCCCGGATATTTCAATACTGTTCTCATTTTCTTCAAAAGGAACCCGATATATCGTTGCCCCGGCCGGAGGTTCGGCTCCTTTCTACATAAAATCTTCTAACCTCATTTGTCCTTCTACATTAGCGGCAGTCTCTTTCTCTTGCGCCATCCGCTCTTTCTTATACTCGTTGTATTTCTTTCTATATTCGTAGCTTTTCCCGAAAATATTCCACGCAGCCTTTACTACGTTCGGTTCATATGGACGTATCAGTTCCAGATCGTCAACAGCCTTATAAGATATCGGGCATCCACAACAACCAGTTCTAGTCAATCCATATACTTCATACGCATCTGAATATCGTATACCATAATAGTTTTTGTACCACTCTTTATCCTTGTCGCTCACATAATAAAGTGGTCTTAATCGATACTGCCCGCTTGAAGTTTCCGCAAAACATAACGCGGTGTTATCTTTCCTCGGAACCGATCTCATTCCACCCTCGTCCCTACGCTCACCGGTAATAACCATCTCATAGTCCTTTTGTATCTTATGTGCGACATTTTTCTTGCAATGTACGCAACAATCGGCGCTTATTTGGAAGTCCGGCGGATACTCCTCTATAAAGTCACGCATATATTTTGACGAATTGATGACCAACTGGATATTTGGTCTTGGTTCCCCGGCGGAGTTGCAGCAACAAAGAAAGTTGATCGTCCCCTCGCAATTTGGGTATCTTTCTTTCAGTTCCGCCCGCTTCGCCTGCTTGTCCTCCGCCTGATCATATTCCTGCGCGATTGATAATGGTACGTTCTTTTTTTGCCATCCAGACAAGCCGGCGGACATAATTTTTGATACAAACGGCACCCCATATTTTCTTGTAGCCTGAACGATGTTTGTCTTTGGTCGAAATTCCTCAATTTCTACACCATACTTTTCCGCCACTTCCATGACATGATTCTTTGTGGCCTGCATTTCAAGTCCAGTATTGAAAAATGCATACTTGACCGGCGGCAGGTTAAAAAGTTTTCGTGTCCGCTCAATAAGATCGATCATAATATCACTGTCTGATCCGCCCGAATATGAACCTATGGCATTCGGATGTTCTCTCAATCTTTTTGCAATAATGCTCTGTATCGCAGTAAATTTTGCTGGTGCATCAAAGTCTGCATAATCCGGTCTATCTGTATACACCCGGCTTCTAAATTCTTCTTTCATTTTTTCTCGGAGTAAAGAGCTCTTTCACGCTGGCCAGCAAACCTCTCACTCCTTTCGATTTAGTTTAAAATCTCATCTAAGCAGGCATTCCAACCTACCCGACGTATTGATGTGCTGAGATCTTCATAACCAGATTTCAACTCTGGTATCTTCTCTGGCAACTCCCGGATGGGACACCAATCATGCCGTTTCTCGGTGAATGTGCTTTGTGATAATTTCGAAGCACCATTGTTTAACACATTCATGAGCTGGCATTTTTTAATTCCTTGAAATTCATACAGGAATTTACACATACTGCATGATCCCGGCATATCCATAATCAACACTGCTTTAGGCATACCTCACACTCCTTCCGGTTTTTCACACCGCTCAAATTCGATAACCCACACGTAGGGATTCGCGTTCCAACCGTAGCGGTCAATGTCGGATTTCTTGATGGTGGAGGTCCAAAGTTTTTCCCATTCCATCATCACTTCATCACATTGACTGCACTGTTCTTCTGTCCCATAACAGCACTGCGAACCGCTTTCTCCGTATGTATTAAGACAATCCCAACAATCAGGATAAGCTCCCTCTTTTATCACATCAACCGGCTTCATCTCCTGCAACCGCTCCACCCTCACATTCGTAACCTTAAGCCAGATACGTGCGGCTTCTTTCGGCATGTGGATGGATGGTATCCATCCAAAACCAGCGAAATTAAGGCTGTCTAATCTGTATATATCACAATCAGCCTTGTACATTGTCAGTCCTGCATAATCCATCCATGTCTCGCGAATATACAGAACATCCCCCGGACAGATAGGACAAGTTCTTTCTGCTATGCTTAACTGCTCCGTATGTTTCTTATCAGCAAAGTTATGTACTGCATAAGTTCTCTTGTCGGCATTGTAAAATTCCATATCCGGCACAGTACACTCATTTGCATCTTTACAAATTCGCCTTGTGCAGGTCTTCCTTCCGTCCAGAATTGCCCGAACCATTTCCGTATTGAATAAAATCGGTTTAATTGACATATACTCCACCACCTTTCACGATCTCGATTGCTTTTTCGATATCCACTGTATATCCCGGATAATCACTTAGCGAAATTCACGCTTCTTCCAACTGTTCCACAACCTTGTCTACATCATAAGCCGTCGGATATTCTTCTAGTAAATACAATACTGCATTTGTATTTACTAAAGTTCCATTGCTTAAAGTAACCGATTTTAAATCTTTCTTTAGTGCATCAGCATCAATCAGTCTCATCGTTTGCCCTCCTGTCTAATAATTCGCCTGAACTACTTTTACTATTTCCCAAAAGCAAGCATATATCTCTTCGTAACTGTTTTCCCCAGCAATAAGCTGTTGATCAACGATCTCCTGTGCCTCTCTTCTTACAGTCATCGCTTTCTGGCATTCTTCCACTGTTCCGATCGTGCGGTACTGTTTTAACTCTTCCAAGGCCTTGATGATCGTATTTCCAATATCCGACCCCGGAAGGATTCCCAACATATCATTTTTTCTTTTTGAGCTTTTTAAATATTCAAGTGCTTCATTCTCCGTCATTCTTACACCTCCAACAGTTCCGGGTTATCAATCGCATTACCGATTACCTCTATTTCGCCGAAATCAACATCGAAAAATCCGTACATAGCACATCCGCATTGTGCCAGTTCCCATGCTGCGTAATTCTCACTCCATCTAATCAGATATGGCTCTTTATCATCATCATTATGCTTTATGACAATGTCATTCTCGAAGATCAGTTTGCTGTTCTTATCAGGCATTGCGGTGCACTGGCAGATGGTTTCTGGGTCTACTTCGGCCATGTTCGGGATATCATTGATCATTCCCCATAGGATATATCTTCTCTCCCAGATACCATATAAATATCCTTGTATCCATTCGCCATTATCAATCCGCTTTCCACGGGATAAAAATCTATTCTCCATCACTCTTTCACTCCCTTCGGTGTTATCTTGATCCTCTTCACACAATCCGGGCAGAAATCAAACCCGTTCACTCTTGTGGTGCATTCCGTGCAGATTTTCTTATCACAGGTCATGGTATAACTTTTAAATCCGCTTCCCCGTGCATGTGTAATAACTGTATTTACAGGCATGTCGCACAGCAAAGTTGATTCCTTTTTTTTACAGAACGGGCACAGATCATCTTTCGGTATATGTTTAACTACGTCTCCCATCACGTTCCACCTTTTTTCCTTTGCAAAATCCTCTATGTTCATGCACGGAAAATGAAATACTTCCGGTCTGCTTCATGTAAGTCAATTTTTCTCCGGTCAACTCACATTTATGTTTACGTTCGTTTAAATACTGACATCTTCCATCACAGTACATCACTTTCCCCCTCCATTTCTTTCAGCTTGGCTTCGGCTTCCTCTCTGGTAAGGAATATCCTTTCGCCAATGTCGCACGGTAAATAGCAACTCTCACCCATATCAGTGTCATTTATAGCATCAATTCTCATAACAGTTCTGTCTTTATGAATCTGCTTGATATATAACTGGATAACGCGCATCATAATAACTGGCTCTTTCGCTCCTTTATTTACCCTATACAAAGTATCTCCAACCTTGCACGGCAACCGCAGAAGTAATCCCTGCTCTTCGGCTTGCTCTCTATTTGCAAGTCTTTCCGCAATCTCTTCCAGGGCTTTGTATCTTCCATCTTTCGCAAGCTGGGTAATGGTAATTCCCTCATCATCCGGTAAATCTGCTGGATGAAATAAAACTTCTCCATTCTCTGCCACATATGTTAATCTCTCCATGCTATCCCTCACTTTCTGCCTTAAGCCACTGTTCCACCTCTGTAACAGAACACATTGCTACGCCGCCCTCAATGGTCTTTACGCTACCCTGCTCATATGTTTCGATTGAGCAAAGGAAATCTAAAAGCTCTTCATCCGTCATGCTCCGGATCCGGTCTGCATTGGTCTGCGGTTTTTTCTTATCTCTAAGAAATGCTCCGATCACGGGCATATCTCTTTCTGCAAAAGATAGATGCTCACTGCTTTTTCCCAAATAGATAATCAGTGGATTTTGCTTTCCGGCTTTACTGGCTCTTAATACCTCGTATGGATTGTTTGACAGCGAAAGCAGTTCCCATCCATCCCCGACCAACCATTTTTTCAAATCTTCCAGCTTACTGATATGTAATACATTTCTTTTTGCCATCATTATCCCTCGCTTTCCATGTACGGCTCCGGCAGCGGCATCCAGGCTGTGACATTTACACTATCAATATCATCACCGAGGACAAACCGTCCTCCCAAATATTGTACAAAGCAACAACGGTTTCGATATGTATCCCATCCAATTACACTATTAAGAGATTCTTCCGGCAGTCTCTCACTTACTGGAATCCATCCGCTTTCCTGCTCCAAAATCCTGTTTATTTCTTCCTCCGAAACCACTTTTGTTAGTGGAGAATATCCACAGGCTTCTGTTAATGATTCAGTTATCCGGTTTTTAATTCCACTCATTTCCATTCTGATCCTCACTTTCTGCAAGTTTGGCATATTTCCAATCGGTCATATGTGCAGGGCTACCAGCACTCCATGATGTTGCTCCCGCTTCCCATGCATACACCATGTTATTTTTGTATTTTGCAAAATATCTCCGTTTCCATTCACTAGATTCACTATCTCTCACAAGAATCGGTGTATCAACTGGAACTCTACTCCAATCAACCTGTGGTTCTTTGTACTCCTGTTCCATCCACTTTCTGCGTGAATCGCCGCAACTAGCCATACCATCGTTTTCAAACGCGCACTCGTTGCATCTTACACCACGACATTCCCGAAGCTTTCCATCTTTCGTAATAGCAAGCTTATTGTCTGTACATGCAAACTCCAATAATTCATTCATGTATTTCTCTTTATTTAGCATCCTTTTTCTCCTTCCCGTACCGCAACTGATACGGCACTTCTCTGAATCTTTTCAACGCATCCTGGTCCGGGTGCTTTGTCGGCATTGACAAGTTATTATTCATTTTTCCGATAATTGCGCGGCGTTTCTTACCTTCTTTCCACATTTATATCTCCCCCTGTCTCTTTCCGATTCTGTTCACAAGCTGTTCTGACCTCGTATAAGCCTTATCCAACAGTTCTAAATATTCATCAAAGGAAATCTGTGCTTTTTCAGATAACTCCCTCGGATAACGCTCTAACAAAGCCTTAATGCACTGTTTCATGTCTCCAAAATATCAGATTGTTCGAACGCTTTCTTTTTCATTGCCGTCCTTATCCTGTCCGGCATATCTCTGTCTCAGGGTGTGATTCAGAGAATCAATCTCCACAAAATATCCATCCTGCAGTTCCACAACTAACTTGTCCATCAACCATTCCTCCTATATTTCATACGTCTTTCCGATAAAACGCTTGTCAATGTACTTACATTCCCATTCCAATACGCTTGCGATCCCCGTCATAGTTTCATATCCGGTAGCAAGGCAGTTAATCAAATATCTGATTCTCTCATAAACCTGTCTGATCTGATTTCCCAAAAATTTAAACTGCGTTTTAAGGCAGACACACAACATAGCAAAATAATTAAATACCTGTGCCAGTAAAAACTTATTTGCCTGTATCATGCAGTTCGGTGCAATCTTTCTCTCTACCAGATAAAAGCTCTCACGATACGGAATCTTATTAGTTTCCTCTCTCACGTCAATCTTGCATTTATCTTTCAGATAAAAACAAAGTTCCTCGCCTGTCGTTCCATCCTTTGCATTCTCCACATATGCATCAATGGTCTGCTCAACCTTTATGATTCTTTTGTGTCCGAATCCGAACTTATCATGCAGTGCCTGATATGCCATCATACGGACGTTATAATAGGATTCCTCTATCAGATAATCCGCATTGCTTTGTGCCTTGGCGTGTCTCTGTATTCCGATCAGTTCACTCTTGGAATATCCAAGTGGCTGCATCCGCTTTTTCTTTCTTGCCAGTGCATTACTCATTTGCTCTTCCATCTCCTCTCTACATCCTCAAAATGGCTAAATACAAGACTTTGAACATATTTTGATATATTTGTCCGTGCATATTTTTTAATTAGCATTTCCCCTGCTTCCATCATTCCTTGGAACCACTCATCTTCGTTATCAGCTTCATAAAACTGCTGCCGGAATTTATAATAGTCATTAAAAAACTGCCATTCTTCGGAACCTTTTTCAAATTTCTTACTTGCCATAATCATTCACCTTTTAATCAAATGGTGTGCTGCCACATACTTCTCGGAAACCGTCTTTCTGTCGCATCCGTGCTTGAATCTGTTCAATGGTTTCGGTTCGCTCAATGAATCTCATGTGATCGCCGTCAAATTGGAGAACTTCTTTTAAATGTGTTCCCTGCCTTTGCTTTTCAATTTTCCATCCCTTATATTGACCATCTTCATCAAGATTCCATAACAAGATAATGTTTGATGCATCCTGCTCAACGTCTCCGGATTCTCTCAATTCTGCCATAGTTGGCTCTTTTGTTTCTCTCATCTCTGATATTCGATTAAGCTGAGACAGCACGATAATTGGCACATGCAGTTCCATAGCCAAGGCTTTGATAGCTTTTGAAATATCTCCGACCTCGGATGCACGGTTACCGAATCTTCGATCAGCCTTGATTAACTGCAAGTAGTCAATCACGATCACATCATATCTTTGGTGCCTGCATTCTGCCCGGATTTCACTTACGGATTTTGCTCCGGTAGAAATCGTGATATTGTACCCAGAAAGTTTGTCATTCGCTTTCTCAAAAGCTTCTTGCTCTCCACCAAGGAATGTTTTTGCCCGGCGAACCCTTGTCAGACCGATTTCAGACATTCGAGAAACGAAACGTTCATACACCTGTGATTCGTTCATTTCAAGGTTATAGTAGCCAATGTTATAACACTTTTCTGCCATCTGCCCGATCATTTGCGTAACGATTGCAGATTTTCCAACTCCCGGTCTTGCGCCAATTACAGTAACGTCTCCGCCTTCCAAGCCGCCAAGGCAATCATCCGTTCGATAAAATCCAGTTTTTATCAATCCCTCGCCTACATGCTCATTGAAATAATTCCCTTTATTTTCTGCAACAATCTGCTTCATAGTTTTTGAGTGAACGGTTTTGTTTTCTTGGATTTCTTCGAGTTTCGTGAGAACTTCAGCTATAGAATTGTCAATATCACACGGTCTAAGACTCACTCTCTGGAAAAGGCTTTTTGTTTCCCTTGCCCGCCAATCCTTAATGACTGCATCCGCATAACTTTTTATTGCCGTTGAGACTGGGGTAACAGATATGCATTCTTTCAATTCGCTTGCAATTATTTCCGGCTCCCATTTGTGGTTTTCAAGTGACTGAGACAGTGAAACGACATTAATGTTTTCTCCACGATCATACATGGCAAGCATTTCAGCAAAAGCATCTTGGCAAAATTCAGAGCTGAACATTTCCGGCTTCAATTTGTTATAAACCTTGTACATGGAATCATTGTCAATCAATACACATCCGATCACTCCAATTTCTGCTTCCGTCAACTGCTCTCACCTCGCTTTCGTTTCTCAACTTGACGAATCCAGTAATCGCAATCCTCTTTCAGCCAGTCTCCGTATTTTGGTATGTAGCGATAATTCGTATCATCCGGATTCTTCTCTATATAGTCAGTAACATATGCCACTGTAGCCTCATATATCAGCTTTGCAACGGCTTTCCTGTTCGGCTCGATAACTTCTAAAAGCTTGTCCATCCATGCTACCTTGGCAGACGTTAACGACGTTTTCTTTGGATATGCATTGATCGTGTATTCCCATCCCCATTTCGCGTCAAAGTCCAAATCAGATGCAGGCACGCTTTCTTTTGTATTTTCTTTCTCTTTCTCTATATCTGTATCTATATCTTTCTCTATATCTATCTCTACATTGCAATTTTGTTGCAAAATGTTGCACTCCGTTGCTCCACTGTTGCATTGCAACGCTTTTTGTGCATTTTCCCTAGATTTACGACTTCTTCTTGTACTTGCAGTCTCACTTCCTAGGTTATCTTGCACAAATGGCAACTTGTACTCAATGGAATCTGATGTTTCAAGCAATCCGCAGGAAAGAAGATACTGAATCGTTACTTGAACATTGATTTCGTCCTCGTCAATATCAAGGGCGATCTCTTTGTAAAATTCATCTTCCAAGCCGGAATACTCTAAGTAGCCGCCCTTTTTCAACGACAACAACTGCATCTTAAGGTATATGATCGTGTATGTATCACCGCCAGCCATCTTACGGAGTTTTTTGATTCGTTTACTGTCAAAGAAATCATCCATCAGTTTAAGCCAGTAATACCGCTTATTCTCCGCCATTTTCACTACCTCCAAGCAATTCAATAACCTTTGCCCCAGCATCTTCCGGGCGACAAAATACGAACTCAACGCCATACTTAAGTTGCATTGTCAACATAGCTTTTGCCAATACCTTGCCAGATGTCGGCTTTGTTTTCGGTAGCGGTACATTCAGCAATTTTCCAAGTGTGTGCATATATGCAATATTGTTATACCGGTCTACTCGTGGATTGTTCCACTTAGAAACATCTTCAATGGATTTGATTCCATCTTCGTTTTCTACCAATACATAAAGTTTGATTCCGTTGTTTTGAGCAAGAATACACTCATCACGAAATCTTCCATGCTGACGTCCGCAGATGTTTCCTACAATCTCCTGCATATCTTTCTTAGTATCTACAGATACATCATAAGTTCCAAGGAAATCCATCTTTTTAAGTTCCATTTTTCTAGCTGATTTTCTATGGATAACATCCGCTACCTTGTCTGTGGCAATTATGTAATCTCCAACCGGCAATGGTGCACGCAAGACTTCCATATCGTGGCTTTTAAAATATCTATTCTTAAGGATATGTAAGCCCTCTTTCTGTCCTTTATCCTCAATTATTAACACGTATTCTCCTTTCTGGCGGTTACTCTTAGCGACCGCCAAAGGTATCTCATGGCTTTCAATTTAGTTTTGTGATATATTAAATTCCATACCAAAGTCAGATACCGCATAAACTGGTTTCTTTTATGCTTTCACATTGGTGTTTCAACCTATCAAAACGGGCAAAGGTTCATATCAACCTCTAATCCTTTTTCTGCAATATAAACATTTGCTCCATATTTAACTGTTTCTTCTGTCTTTTGTTTGAATAGTGCGGGATCTCCGCTTTTATCTGATAAGTGAATTAGAACGACATTTCGCAATGCCGGGTTATCGTTAGTAGCAATAAATTTAAGTGCCGTTGGCAGGCTCATGTGACCTCTTAATCTGTGCTCGTAATTTGGCTCTTCTCGGTTCACAAACTGCATATCGTAGTTAGCTTCCACCATGATGTGATTAATGTCCTTAAATCGCCATTTGACGTATTCTGTGTCTGTTGCATACACAAGGCTTCCCATCTCTGGATGCGTAATGTAAAACCCAACGCACGGGCACTCTGAACCGTCTCCGTTGTTATGTAGCCATCTTCCAGATTTATCACGGTTTTCAAATGCTCTTATGTCAAAATTTCCTTTTCTAAAACGCATTTCAGAATCTTTTATCGGCGGTCTGCATGGTTCAAAAACAGGAATGCCAGCTTGCACATATTGTAAGCTATAAAGACTATGGTCAGTATGGAAATGGGTAGTAATCACAGCCTTAATTTTCATCACATTGAAATCCAGTGCTTTCTTGACTTCCATGAATGGCAACCCAGCTTCGATTATCAAGGCTTCGTTTTCATTCTCCAGAATGTAGCAGTTGCCGGATGAACCAGAACCTAAAACTTTAAGTCTCATTAAAGAACTCACTCCTCACATCAATAATCTGTCTCGTCTGTCCCAACAATGTCCTATTGTGCTTTGCTCTCTGCTCATTGTCGCAAATGAACTGTTTGCAGATTTCCGGTCGTACCGGATAGATTCTGCATTTCTCACAACTCTTATCCGTATCAAGAAAAGGGCATGTCATATCATACGTTCTATTCGCAGTGGGAAGAAGATGTTTGCACTCTTTGATATGGTTCTTACGGATATATCTGTGAATTGCATCTACTTCCTTTCTGCTCATTGGTAAAAGATTGGAACAGCAGTTACCGCATTGGCTACATTTCCCATCTCTGCAAAAGTTGTAAATGTTATCTTCCATTCCTTTCTGTACGGATTCTAAAAATGATATAACTTCCATAGGCTACTCCAATTCTTCCTCTGTCGGAAACTGGAAATAAAAATTCTGATGATTCTCAAATTTAATTTCCGATGGCTGATTGTCAAGGCTTGCATATATGACCTGTGTATTGCATTTTTTGAATACTTCATTAACTTCTTCTGTAGGCTCAACGTTCTGAAACATGGCAATACTTCCTGTATACGCAATTCTAAGCATTTCCATAGCTTTCTTTGCCTTTTCTTCCGTGGAATATGTAGCTACAACGCCATGTGCAATTTCTGATGGTCTGGCAATGGTATCTCTTATCGCAACAATGGAATTATCTTTTGTAATTCCAAAGACAAAATTTTCATATGGAATATCAGTTCTACCGTCCTGTGATATAACTCTCATGGCAACCTCCTAATCTTTCATAAAGTCCGGTACGTTCTCGTCATTCTCAACGACTTCTCCGGCTACTTTCTCCGGCTCTGGTTCAACTACTTCGCTCCCGGTCTCAATAGCTTCGGATTCAGCTACAACAAATGGCTCTGAATTGGCATTTTCCGCAATTTCTTCCTGCGTCTGCTGATAAGTTTCATCCATCTGCATAAGAGACTGTTTTGCAATAGCATTAAGGTCTTTTGGATGCTTTTTGATTGCATTATTACGCATCTTTCGGACAATCATGGATTCCGATGTATCAAGCCATGCGGCACTCATGTATGGTTTCGCAACTTCACATGCAAGCATATCTTCAATAGTCTTACAGTCTAAAAGTGCTTTCAGAATTTCATTTTTCTTTTCTGCGATAGCTTTCTTTTCTGCCTCCGTTGCATCATAACGTGTCTTTTTGCCACCTTTTACAAGTCCAAAAGTCTCATTCAGAAGATTATTTCGAACATGAGCGAAAAGATTTCCTTTTACGCTTTCACGCTCTGCGATCATGTACTCGATTTTTCCATCATTCATTTCAACAGGATAAACAACACGGATTACTTTCTGTGATAATCCTTTTTCTTCCCACTCCGGCGGTGTAACTTCAACACCTCTGTGCTTCGGATATGTAAATTCATCCCCTTCTTTCACAAGCCATACTGGATATACCTTTTTAACATCAACACCAAAGTTACGAAGAAGTGCATCGTTGCCGTCTCCCTCGATTCCCATTTCGACTTCCTTATACCAATTCCCGCTGGCATCCTGTTTGCTTCTCAACTGGAAGTAGCACTCCCTCGGCACTGCATTGGCATTAAGTTGAAGGCTTGATACCTGTCCAATAACCTGTCTCAAATTAGAACCATTTAAGTTGCTCATAGCGGCTTTGTTGGATGTAACAAGATTGTAAATTGCACTCATAGATGCCATAGCACACTGCTTGGAATAATCATCAAACACAAGTCCATGTTCCGCAAAGTCACGCTCCATAAGTCCTGTGTACTGGTTCGCATAATAGGAAAGCTGTGTATTCATTTCCTGTTTTCCCTGTGCCGCTACTTCCTGCTTCTTTACTTCTGCCATAATTACTTGTCCTCGCTTTCTCCGGCATCTACCGGCTCTTCATACTTCTTCACAATTGCTACCTTATCAGCACCATAGGTTTCTACCCACTTCATATCCACGGTTTCATCCGTGACCGTCAGCTTTGCGCCTTTGGCATTTACAACGGTATCTCCGGCTTTTACAGAATCCTCGGTGCGGTATGTATAGCTTCTTGTGCTGTTTGGAAATTTTGCTTTGATATAATTCATTCTGATACCTCACTTTCCGCTACTTTCTTTTCCTTTTCGAATTCTTCTTTACTGCAAATCAATAATCCACCAATATAACTATCTGGCTTTGTGAGTAATCCTGTAACAATTTCATTTGGCATAGCGATCGCCACATTTCCCCATCCGTCCTTGCCACTATTAGCAGATATGATATTGGATAATGGGGAAAACTTTAAGTCCTTGTTATCCTTCTGCGACATTCGCTCCATTATTCCTAATGCTCCAATGCTCATTTATACACGCCTTTCTTTCCTTTATTTATCGCGTCTTTTTCACAATACGGAAGAGAACAATGTCCGTATTCCGCAAAATCAAAGAATCCTCTCTTACTTGCACTCTTCCAACGCTTGCATGACATACACCGCGCATCCGGCTGTGTGACGTTGTTTCCAATTCCTACTCTTGACATTCGGCGCCCTCGCTTTCTGCATTGTTAATTGGCATATCCAATGTAACCGCAACATCTCTGATAAACTCGTCCGGAATATAGATTCCTGCCTGTATGCATATCGCATACTGCACTTTTGCAATGCTCGCAATATCAGAACCTTGCTTTTCCATCGTCTTTGTCAAAACTTTCAGCAGATTAGCCACACCACCATGTGATTGTGGTGTTTTCCTTACTGAAATTCTCCGGATTTCTTGAATGTCTGTTTTCATATTCTCCATGAATTTGTTTCTCCTATCATCAAACCAACTATCAAAAACACTCCATAATTCCAAGAAGCAATCTGTTTCGCGTACCGCATTTTCCATAGTTTTGTATGTTTCGGCAATAAATAGATTTATCATCTGTTCTGCATGGTCTTGAAAATACCTTTCACATTTTCCTTTCAGAAAATATTTGTAACCAAAACCACGCTTGCCAAGCCAGCAATATGTGTACCACGTATCTCCTTGAAAATATGTATCGTACTTCCTATCCCATGAAGTAAAACGTGGTTCCTCACCTTTCGGATAGACTAAACGCATAACGCATTTTTCTCGGAATACTTTTTCACACATATCCTTTAATGCTTCCATGCAGGAACCCTCAATACCTATAACGGTTGGTTTTCCTTGGCTCATGTAACTGTCAATGATTTCAAGAGCCTTTTCATTTATTGGATAATCCATATCACACTGCTTCAACTTTCAATTGCCTGTCCTCTGATACTGTCAGAAGAATTAACTGCGTATCAACGACCGGAACATATTCGTCATTAATACTTTCTGCACCATCAAGGAAGATTGGGACATACATATCAAAGAACTTCTGAAAACTGTTGCAAATATCAATCTTTGCCTCAATTTCTCTGCCAGTGTTAGTCGTGTCACCGAACACCTTGTAAATGCCGGTTTCTTCGTCAAGTACCATAGGAATACAAACTTCCTTATATTCTCCGTTCTTCTGGAAATCGAACAACTTCCAACGTACAATACCGAAATGCTGATTGATTTCTTCAACAAGCAACTCATTCTTTTGCTTTGAAACTTCTTTGAGCTGATAAAGAATCTTCTCGGCATCTGCCTTTGCTTGTCCATACTCACGCTGTTTCTGTTGCATATCCGCAATCTGTTCATCAATGCGAACATTGTTTTCAGTCTGCGCGATGATCTTATTCACATTGTCAAGTTGTGCCTGCAAATCGGCTTTTTCTTCCTCAAACTGGAACATTAGCTCGTCATGGTCAAGAGAATCAGTTTTTGCAAGTTCCGCAAGAACCTTGTCATGTTCGGCTTTCAGCTTCACATACTCGGCATTCTGCGAATAATCAGCTTCTTCCGGCAACTGTGACAACTGTTTGGAAAGTTCTTCTTTCTTCGCAAGTGTTTCCTGTTCCTGTTTCTCCAAGGATTCAATAGACTGCTGCAACTCTGCATTCTTTTTGGTCAAATCCTCGATGATGCGTTTCTGTTCAAAACCTTTGGATTTGATATTTTCCATGTTTGAATTTGTCTGTTCAGTAAAATTCCTTTTCGCATCAGCAAGCTTTCTAAATGAATCTTCCTTTGCTTTTTCCTTTCTCGCTTCAAAATCTGACTTAATCTGCTCGATTTTATCATCCGGCAACCTCTGTCCGCATAAAGAGCAAACGGTCGTAGAATCATCAAATACCCACTTGGATTCGTCAAACTGATAAGGCGCTTCATCAAACGCTTTGGCTTTCTCCGCATTGTATTTTACGCCTAAGTCCTTACGTTCAGCATCGGCATCAGAAATAGCCTTTTCGTTATCGGCAATCTGTTTCTCTTTCAAAGAAATAGTCGCCTTGAAATGGTCTAACTCATTGATGCAACCGCACATGGCAGCATCAATATCAGTTCTCTGGTTGAACAACTCTCTGTTCATAGTCTGCATGATGCCGGACATATCGAACTGCAACTGCATTTCTCTGCTTCTCAAATCTCCAATGGTACTTCCGGTATTTGCAATCTTACCGTCTATCTCCGCAATCTTTCTTGCCAGATCAGCCTTTGCCAACTCCTGCTCCGCCACATCAATATCAACCTTTGCTTTCTCCAGACCGATAATCTGATTAGGAATCGCATCTAACTGTTCAACTGCTTTCTTCTTGGAAGCATTGTTCATGGCTTCAATCTCTTCAAATTTGTAGGATTCAAGCAATTTGGCAACATCCGCAGTTTCTTTATTCATTTGCGCAATCTCTAAATCTGTTTTTTCGCTTGCCATAGCGAATAATGATTTTCTCATTTCGTCCTGCTTTTTCTTCAACGACAAGTCTTTTGTAAATACATTCGGGTGTGAACAAATGAGAAATTTGCCAAAATCAAACCCTAATTCTTCCAGATATGCCTTAAAATCACGTTCTGTCTTAGGCACAGAATTAATCTCATATGTATTTGTGATCGTAACTTTTGAAACTCCATTTGCATCCGGCTTTCCGACTTTGCGTTTCTGCATCTTGGAAAGAGTAATCTCTTTTCCGTCCACATCAACATCTGCAGTAACGGTTGGAATGCAATCTTCTATATTGTCCGGTCTAATGTTTGGGTTACTTACAAGTTCATAGTTCTTATCAGACATCAGCCAGTACCACGCCGCCCCGATTGTGGTCTTTCCTCTCCGGTTCATGCCGGAAACCCTTGTTGTCTTTCCGAATTCGTATGTCTTATCCTTTACACCCTTAAAATTTTCAAGATGTAACGACTTTAAAATCATTTTCATTCTGCTTCACGCTCCTTTTTCTCTCTATATTTCTGAAATGCTGCATCAAGAAGTGTTCTATCTTCAACATATCCAAGTGCAGTTTCAATCAGTTCCGAATTGATTGATGTTGACTTTGAACCAAGCAGCTCAACATCTTTTCTGTGCTCATTTGCTATCAGTCTGCAGGCTGTATGTAACTTTGTCCTGCTTGCGATCAAATCTGCATATTCCTCTGCCGGAATTGTAATCATATTCTCTGCCATATTATTTTCCCTCCAATACATCTATTTTGCTTACAGACACCTCGTATGCTGTTCTCTGTTCTTCTGTTCCATCTTCATATTTCTTAATATATCCGCGGCTCTGAATGTGTCCATTGATCTCAATATGAGTTCCTACTTCCAACTGACCAACAAATCTTGCATTTCTACCCCAAACAACACATGGGATATAATCTGATTTTCCGTAGGAACGATTGACTGCGATTAATAAATCTGCAATTTCTCTTCCAAGTGGTGTTTTTCTGTAAGTCGGTTCTTTGCATACATATCCGTTAAGCTGGATATTGTTCAAATCTGCATGCTCTCCCGGATTCGCTTTTTCGATTTCACAGACAAATACATATAATAACAGACGATTTCTCTTTTCCTCATGTTTGTTATAAGAACTATACACACCGGAAACATTAACGGCAGTGCCCGTGTATTTATCATTCAGATTGATTAATCTCTCTGAAATAATTAATGGGATAATATCAGCCGTCCCACTTAATCTATCCACTTTGAGGTACATATTATAAAATCCCTCTCCAAACACCTCATGGTTAAATTCCGGCTCTGTGATAATCGTTCCTGTAAGTTCCACTTTATTGTTTTCTGCTCTCATATTTGAATTTCTCCTTTTCTTTGCTGTAATCAGTGTCAAATGTGATATAGGTAATACCGTCATCGTCATCAGACTCACTTCTGTAATCGTAATCTACAATCTCTTCTGTATACTCCTGCCACTCCCCATCTATTTTTGTTCCTATATAAATAAGAAGTAATCCAATCAATACAGGTATAGCAGTGACCGGATACTCCGTTGCATCAATGCAGATGCAAAACAGAAAAACAACGGTGCCGATCATTTCAATTACCTTTGCAAACTTCTTCATAGACACATCACTCCTACCACTTATAGGAACCATTGGCAATCTCATCACCATACAAGGAAACAAAATCTGTTATTAATGCGATAAACTCTGAATTTGTCGGCTTTCCTTTTTCCACTGAAACCGTGTAACCAAAAATTTTGTTGATTGCATTTGTATTGCCATTTGTCCATGTAACTTCAATTGCGTGCCGGATTGATCTTTCTACTCTCCAGACTGTATCGCTGTTTTCTTCTGCGATTTCAGTATAGAGTCCTTTAATAATGCTGATAAGTTTACTTCTGTTTTCAAGACATTTCTCAACCGCACTTATTATGTAACCGTAACCCTTAAGGCTATGTTTTACGCCGATCTGATCTAATGTCTTTCTTAAAGCAATGTTCATTTGTCTATCCATGAATACCTCCTGTTAATCCTTTCCAACTCCGTATCTGATTGCCATTTCCTTCACAATAGCTGTATATCCCTCGATCAACTTCTTATCCTCTGCAATAATATCCACATAGGATAATTTGTCTCTGGTTGATTTACAGATACCCTCGTCAGCCATGCGCCTGCGCTTATTAGTCAGCCGCTGTTTCAGATTTACACCCATTCGCTTTGACAACAGTTCGTAGCTTTCGGCTCTTACTTGGCTGTATGCCTGTCCGCCACCAAGTTCCATGCTGATTTTTCTTAAAATATTTCCAGTATCATCACGCCATGATGTTGTATCAAGTGCAACCACTTCCCGAATACTCTCAACTCTCTGTTCCACATGGTTCAGTTGTTCCGCCTGCCGTTTCTGTTCTAACTGCTGTTCTGCTACAGAATTGAAAATCTTCTGGAACATCTGCAACTCCGGTGATAATTGGTTGAGGTCAATTACCTTCTGTTTCATGCGCTCTTCCAAATGCGTAAAATACTCACGCGCTTCTTCTGCTTTCTCTCCGTTTCCTTTCATGGAAAGTTTCTTTGCGAAATGTGCTGTGAGTTTGTAATCATCAGCAAAATTTCCTCTGCTACTTTCATTCGCCATTGATGGCGAGTAAAAATAATCCTCATTTTCAGTAGCAAATTCATTGTCTACAATATTCGCTTTCGCCCATCTGGAATAATGGCTTTTATCCATTTCCAAGAACTCATACAACTTCTTTGCGGTGGTCATTCCATTTTCATCGACACCAAGTGCAATCTCAATCGGCGTCTGCATTTTTGCTTGTTTTAACTCTTCCGTTTCCTCCAACTCCTTTCCGTGTTATAATTCCCTTATCATCAAATAAGGGAGGTGCTACAATGATTGAAAAGACAATTCATGACTTAGCTGTCACATATGCCAGTTCAAAACTTTCAGAATATGAAATTGACAAACGCGAAGCTCCACTTTGCGGAAATACAGAAATGTCATCCGAAGAAGTTCTGTATTTAAAAGCGGCATACGATTTTGCTGTCAAAAATCTTTCGGAGTAGGTTCGTACCTTTCTCCAACCATTGCATGAGAAACAGCTTCTTTTATCACTTCATGCTGTTTCTCCTCTGAAACGGACTGCTCAATGCGTTTTAGTGTACCGTCAATACTCTTTAACGTATTGAGCATTTCTTTTAAAATTCTCACTGCATTTCTCCTTTCTGATTGTCTTCTTCGCTTTCCTGCTTTTTTGCAGAACCCTCAACCATCCCAAGCACATATCCTTTCTGAAAATCCGTCATTTTAGGAATGGCTTCTTTGAGTTTTTCAACAACCTTTTTTTCCTGTTCGCTCACTGTATCATCCCTTTCTGTGATATAATATTTTCAAAAACGGAGGAATTAACATGCTTCTAAAAATCGAAAGAATAATATTAAAGAAAATATCTAAAACGAATTTTTCAATCAAACTTTCCGATATAGGTAAATTTGATGGAGAAGATGCATACCAAGCGTTTTTGGATTTACAGGATAGAGGATATGTAACGAAAGTAAACACATCTATGGATAGATCGAGTTTTAGCTTCATAGTTACATCCAAAGGCAGATTCTACAAAGAATATCTTTTCTTGGAATTTTTGAGAAATATCCTCATTCCTTTTATTGTGGCTTTGATTACAGCAACTGCTACATATCATTTAGAAAAAGTAGCAGATAGCTATTCCGACAGCGGCACCAGCCAATGCGCTTACGAGTTGGATTCCACCGACAATGAATGGCTCAAACTTATCGAGTAAGTCACGCTTTTGCCGAAATGTCATTTTTTTCACCGTCTCACCTCTTTTCCATTTCTTTTGCAATATTATAATAACGCAATAGAAATATAAAGTCAATAACAAATTATTGCTTTTGTGATATTTTTGTGATAATATTATTGCAGAAAGGTGGTGAAGACTTGAGTACAGTAAACGAACGCTTAAAATCTTTAAGAATATCATTAGGAATGAACCAAAAAGATTTTGGAGAAAGAATTGAAGTTGCGCAAACTTATTTATCTCAAATAGAAAAAGGGGATAGACCTGTTACCGACAAAATTTCAAAAATTGTTTGCTTACAAAATTGGAATGGTAAAAGCGTAAATGAAGAATGGTTCCTAACTGGAAACGGTGAAATGTTTGTTCCGGAAACTAAAGATGAACAAATTACAAGATTGCTTTCAGATGTGCTAAAGAAAGAAAATAGTGATTTTAAAAGAAGACTTGTAACTGCATTATCAAAACTTGATGATACCGGTTGGAAATACCTAGAAGATTTTATTGATTCTATTTCAGAAAACAAATAAGAAAAAGCCAAGGGCAATGCGCAAACCCTTGGCTTTCTTTCTATTCTAATAAATTTTTAACAAATACATATATAATTCTTAACCATTTTTCATTGTCGCAATTCGCGACCATTTCAGTTATTTTTTCCTTGTAAAACGCTGTTGCCTCATTGCACTCTTTTTCCCCCATATTGATTTCCTCCAATCATTCCGCACTTTCGATAGCGATACATAAATTATAGAACTTATGTTCGATATCGTCAACCCCATTTGACAAATTGCTACAAATTACAAACTCGTTTGTAGTTGAGGGACAAGAAAACGCCTTATCCCGCCCCTCAGCCAGAACTTGAAGTGCCCTTATCGGACAATTTTATTTTACAAATTTTCCCGCAAACATTCAATTTCTTTCGGTCGCAAGTTTCGACAGTTAAATTTCTTATTGTCACAGAATGTCGATTGATTAGTTTAAATTTTGTTAAAAAATTAATTACTGGTTGAAAATTATGCATCTGCCAGTTATCTGTGATGAATTTTAAGTGCATAATTTCCCTTTCTGCCCGTAGGCTTGTTATTTAAAAGAGCCGGCTACACAACACATGGTCGTGTAATCGGCTCTTAGGCTCTTGGTTTTATTATATTTATGAAGCTGTTTTCTTTTGTGTCAAATTATTCCATTATTCTTCACTAAACAGCAATTTAATTATAAGTAACATCAATATAGATTGGAGCATTTGCTGCTCTGTCTGCATATGGAGTAACTGTTACAACACCAGTAGATGCATCTATTTCTAATTTAGAAATAAATGTTGCTGCTGTTGAAGCCGCCATGACCGCATATCCAACAAATCCTGTTTGCGGGAAATATCCATTTGGCACCGTTCCTATTTTATAAGCAGTTCCAGCTTTCATTGCTGTTTTTGTTCCAACAAGTCTTAAACGCTTCATTCCATCTCCCTGTCTAGTTACACGGCATGTGGATATATAACTTGATGAAAACGTTGTAGATGCATAATTGACTTTACTATTAATTTCAGATTTTGTATAATATCGTTCATCATGCGTATGGCTGGATGGTGCGTATGTACTCGGTTTACCAGTCACGTCAGACCATGAGATTTTTCCTGTAAATGCAACTTCTTTCAGGTCCGCAAACCACTTTGCGATCTTTCCGAATAATGTTGTATGAGATTCTCCACTTGCAAGATTCTTCCTTTCGGAAGCAGTATTAAACTTCACTGTATTCTCTGCCGTATCTCCGCCGGTTGGTACTGCTCCAATATTAGCTGCAGTCAGATCAACATTTCCACGTCGGTAGGATTTTTCCTTTGCTCCTTTGATTCCAGTTACAGGTGTCCCCGCCAGCACATCCCACTTGCCATCTGACGTCTTATAGATGTTCGCTCCGGCCGGAACTGTATTCCCGGCTCCCTCTTTAAAATCATCCGTGGTTGTAAATTCGTCTGAAATATTGAACATCCACCCTGTGCTAACATCCGCAAGTGCCGGAAGATCTGCAAATGCAACTGTTCCGTGTGGCTGCAATCCACCTTTAAGTCCTTCTGATACATCTTTTGCCTGCTGATAGTAATACTTGGCATTGTCAGAATCCTCGCCCTCTCTGCTTCCTGTACCACCAACAGCATAACTCTGTGCCTTGGTTGCACTTTCTTCTGCAGATTCCGCCTTACCGATGATCTCCGCAGCCTTTTGAGTTGCAATATCTGCTTTTTCGGCTGCTGTATCAGCTGACTGACTGGCGGATGATGCTTTCTCCGTGGCTGTGGCGGATGATTCACTGGCGGATGTCTCACTGACTTTTGCGTTGCTTTCGGATGCCTCTGCCGCCGTAGCTGACTTCGCTGCCGCTGTCTCTGACGCTTTGGCATTGGTTTCGGATGTTTTTGCCGCTGTTTCACTGGCTTTTGCAGCATTCTCACTTGCTTTGGCGTTGGCTTCGGACTTTGCCGCTGCCTGCTGGCTTGACTCTGCCTTTGCCACTTCCACTTTGATTTTCGCAAGATAGTTTGGCTCCAAGTGTTTTTCCTCGATGCTACCCTCTTTGACGATGGCAGACACTTTTCCATCCTTATCAATATAAAAAGCTACCGTATCAGAATCAAGGAACTCATACTGTGTAATCAGTGCCGACAGGTCTATGTACTGTTTCGTGCCATCAATCAGAGTCAGGATAATCTGCTGTGTAGTCGGGTTATAATCGAAGTTGATTGCGATTTTCTCCATCTGTGTATCAATCGTAATCTTAGAACCGTTCTTTTTTGTGATCGTAATGATTCCGGTCGATTCCTCAAAGGTCACGTCTGCAACAAGAGTTGCTACCTCTGTCTTGGTTGCTTTTGTCGCATCCAGGGTAACTACATTGTCGTCAATAATGCCGATAGCACTATCCATTTTGTTGAGGTTTCGTTCGTTCAACGGAGTCTCATCGCTTGGGTAATTCTCCCAGTTGATAGGTACGTGTGCTTTATTCATGTTCCTTGCCCTCCTTTTCCATGTCTTTCTCCATCTGTTCCCGTTCGGCAATCACATTTCTATTTGCTTCTGATTCGATCTGATGCAAAATATCTTTAAACACCAGATATTTAACCTCAACCGGAATACTTTCACAGGCATTTACATAATTAATAATGTCATTCTCAAACTCTCGGATTTCTGCGTTAATCATAAACTTTCCACCTTTTCTTTCAGATTTTCTATCTCTTCATGCTGTAACTGCACTGTGGCTACCAGATCTGCAATAAGTTCCGTATATTTCAGTCCGTAATACTTTTTCCCATTGCTGTCTGAAAACGTTTTTGGACAAATATTCCACCCTTTTTCCGCTTTTTTCAAAACATCCTGTGCAATAAATCCATGATGGAACCCATCTTTTTCGAAATTATAACGATACGATTTTGCTCTTAAAGAATAAATAAACTCAGATGATTGCTTTTTGCTTAAATCTAAAATTGTGTTTTTTATTCTTTTGTCAGATCCATTAATTACTCCACCTCTGAATCCACCTACTCCGGTATCTCCGTCTAAATGGATCATCATGTGGTCATTATCGTTTGCGCCTTTATGCAATGAAACCTGATTATATTGAACCGTACATTTATGAACAGGACTTTCAAGCGTCCCTTCCACTGTTCGAAATCCATCCGTTCCCATCTGTACAAGTGTTCCACTGCGTTTAAATTCAATAAGGTTTTCTACAGACTCTTCCGTTTGAATATGCATATATCCCCCGGTCATTTCCATAGAACCTTTTAATTCAAGCAGTTTTGCTTTGATTTTTATGCCCTCGGCTGACTGGTTGATTTCTGAAATGACGCTGTCTCTTGTAACTTTGCTTTCGATCCCCTTTGATGTCTGCGTAATCGCACTAGACATATTGGATGAAAGCTGCTTAAGCGTGGTTATCAATGTCCATTT